AACGTTACCTGTGAAGGTTGATGCACCAGTTACTGCTAAGCTGCCAGAAGAAGCTAAGCTACTTCCAGAGATTGCAGAACCACTGATGTTACCAGCTTGAATATTTCCAACAAAGGTAGAAGCACCAGAAACTGCTAATGAAGCACTTGAGAGTGCGCCAGAAGCTGCAAGGTTACCAGCAGAGACGTTACCTGTGAAGGTAGAGGCTCCAGTTACTGCTAAGTTGCCAGAAGAAGCTAAGCTGCTTGCTGAAACGCTACCTGCGGTTAATGCACCAGTTAATGCAGAGCTACCAGCAACTGAGAGGTTGCCTTGAATAGCTGCTGGTACTGAGCCACTACCGATTAATACGCTTCCACTTGCTTGAGAAGCGCCGATTGAAAGATTGCCAGAAGCTGCATCAAGTGCTGGGGCTTCTAAGCTAGCTAAAGCACTGACCTTGTTTAATTGGACATCTTCGGAAGTTGCAATTTCACGAGAGAAGCCCTTGTCAGTCATTTTTAGTGGTTTGACATAAGCCATGTAAATACTCCTATAGGTTATATTGATTATTAGACTTCTTACATATTTAAATATTTAAGACTACAATTTAATTTACCTTACAAGCTTTCACTTAATAAGGACTTAAGTTATAATAACAATTAAATATTTAGCATATCTAATTGCTAAGACTTCTTAATCGTATATATATATGAAAATATTAATAAACTTACGTACAAAAAACATATGGTCAAAGTAGGTTTTTTTTATTTACTTTGACCACATTATTAAGTATACTAAAAAATTAGTATATTATTGATTTAAATTTGTATTAACATGCTCATAAATTACACCAGTACTTTCATGATAAGAAATATTGTCAAAATTAACATTATATTTTTTACCTAATTCTTCTCTAAGTGCAATTAAATCCTTTAAAGATTGTTGAAAATTTGCTTGACCACGTTCAATTTCAGCTATCAATTCTCTTCCATGGGCTTCCCATGCTGCTTTTGCTTTTTCAAATTCATGTGTTTTAAGCTGAACAAACATATTAGTATTTTGATACTTTGCTTCTGCCAATTTAAATCTCAATAAATCATCTTTTTCAAATTTTTTTACAGAATCTTCTGATTTTTGAACTTCAGTATGCTGAACAGGATCAGATTGTAATTGTTCTGTATCTAATTGCTTAGATTTATTTTTTGATTTTGCTGGTTCTTTAATTAATTCTTTTTGCTTTTCATTCTTCATAATACTCTCTCCGTATAACTTGGTGATAAATTAAGTAAAAGTTTTGTTTGCGTTAAAGCAACACCAATCTGCTGAACGAATACTGATCCAGTATAAGCAACTGGCGGTATATTAGTTATACTACCAGAAGTTCCAACAAAATAAGTAGCTCCAGGTATTAATCCTGATAACTCTACAATTGCAGAAGAAACTATTACACCTTCAGTATCATTATTTTTAGTAACTAAAACGCCAACTACTGGCATTTTAGCTTCATCGTCGGCACTTGCCTGGGCAACTTTAATTGAAGTTGTAGCCGTAGACGATACACAAACTAAATCTAAAACAGATAATCCTGTCTCTAATTCAGCAGTAAAAGTTACACTATTATCGCCAGTTGGACCTTGTGGACCAATACTACCAGTTGGACCTTGTGGACCAATATCGCCTGTTGAACCTTGTAAACCAAGACTGCCAGTAGGACCTTGAATACCAACATTACCTTGTGTACCTTGGTAACCGATAATGCCTTGTAAGCCCTGCTCACCAATATTACCTTGATAGCCTATAGGTCCAGTATTTCCTATAACGCCTTGTATACCTTGAGCGCCAGTAGGACCTTGAGGACCCTGTAAACCTATTGCGCCTTGTAAGCCTTGCGAGCCTTGAAGACCTCTAGGACCTGTAGCGCCTGTAAATCCAGAATTACTTCCTTGAGGACCTTTTGAGCCTTGTAAGCCTTGTGGACCAGTATAGCCAATAACACCTTGAGGACCAGTTTTACCAGTAGAGCCTTGAAGACCAGTAGGTCCAGGAGGACCTTGTGGACCTATGATCTCAATTTCTGGATCGGTAACATATTTAGTTCCGTCCCATCTGACATATCCTGGTTTCAGTAAGTTATTCATTTACGCTCAAAAGTATTTTAATAATGTGTTATTTTATATATCATAGTATACTATATTGTATTTTACATATTTACTTTAGACAATACTGTATCAATTAGCTTAACTCTTTCTTGCATATTATGCATATTTATCTGGATATGAGGCAATTCAAACATTTCAACTAAAAATTTAACCATTGCATCAATAGCAATGATTCCATCCCATTTTAGTGTTTCTCTAACGCCATCTGCTTTTAGTGTAGCTTTACTTGGTCTAACAAAAAAAATATAGGAATCAGATTTTTTTAAACATTTTACATATTCTTTTAATTCTTTAGAATTAATTAGTTCTGGCAAAATTCTAGAATGTTGCGCAGCATAAGCTAAGTTATCAAAACTTCTATCTGAAACAAAACTTGTATATTTTGTCTCTTCTTGTAGTTGCCGATAAAATACTTCTTTTTGATAAGAGTCTACAATATTAAGATCATATCTTAAAGAGTCTAATTGTAATTCTTGTTCTGATAATACTTGTCTAGCCACCTCCACTATCATTGGAATATTATATTTCTGAGAAATATAGCGTGCTAATGTACTTTTCCCAGAACTATGACTGCCTACTAAATAAACTTTCATAACTTCATACCTATAAATATTTAACAAATTTAATGCGTTATTATTGGCTTATGATATCAGAAATTAAATTTTTAAATTGCTCCATAGTTAATTCTACGGCATTTGTTGTCTTTTTTAAAGGATTATCATGACTTTTTGCAGATATAATAATAGTAATTTTGCCTGGATATTCTGACTTCTTAAATTCAACATAGCTCTTATCTTCAAAAGATATTTTCATAAATTTTCCCTATTAGTAATAATTTCTACATGATCTGAATGAATAAATATAGTATGCTCTGCATGTGCGCCTATATTTTCAGTAACTACAGTCCAGCCATCTTGAAGAACTTTGGTACTATTATCTCCGATAACCAACATTGGCTCAATAGCAATTGATAATCCTGGCTGTATTCTTATACCTTCATTTAAATTTGATTTATTTGGTACAAATGGAGCTGTATGAGGATTGTTCCAAGAAAGTCCATGTCCCCCATAATGAGTTACTAGTCCAAAATTATTAGATTTTGCATATTTAGAAATTGTATACCCAATCACTCCTAATTGCTTACCAGTTTCAATTGAACTAATTGCTTTATTTAAGCACTCTTCTGTCGCATTAATTAATTCAATATGTCTTTGATCTTTTGCATTTCCAAATATACAAGTAATTGCTGAGTCGGCAATTGCTCCATCAAATGTTGCTCCTAAATCAAAACTAACAACATCACCTTCTTCTAATTTATAATCTTTAGGTATTCCATGAACTAATTCTTTATTAACAGAAATACATACTCCGGATGGAAACCCCTTATAGCCTTTAAAAGTAGGAGTGCATCCAGAATTATAAATATATTCTTCTGCAATAGAATTTAATTCTAATAGAGATTTAGTAGTTTTATCAATAACTAATTGTTTTAATAACGACAAAGTTTTAGCTACAACTTTTCCTGCAACTCTTTGTTTATTTAACCAGTCTGAATTTTTCAATTCAATAAAACTATTTTCTGCAAATGCTTCTTTACTTACTATTCGCATACGCAACCTTAAATTTTATTTAATTATTCCAGATTTAATATTTGTAATTCTGGCAACTTCTTCTATTGCCTTTCTTACATCCTTATAGCCAATATATTCTTTAAATGAATCGTTTTGAAGCATTTTAATAATTTTATTATCTATTAAAATTAGCATTCCGTTCAGTACATTTACTGTTGCTCGATCTATAGTATGATTCTCTAAAGAATTAGCAACATATTTTCTTATATTAATTAAATCATTAATTTCTTGCAAATCCATAATTACTTACCTTGTGTAGATTGATTTCCGCCTCTAATAATTTCTCCACCCTCTGTAATAGCATCTACTTCAGTAAGTTTATATTTCATATAAATTTGTAAAACAGTATATTTATATGCAATTTCTGCAGTATCATTTTGTGCAAGAGCTTTTTCAGCTTGAGCTAAAGCTAATTTTTTATTAGATTTAGCTAGTTCTAAAGCCATTTTATCTAAATCTGAAATTTTTTCTAAAGCTGTACTTTCATTATTTAAAACATGAACTTCTTCCATAACTTGCTCCTTATAAAATTTCTGCAGCCTTAGATGCTAATCTACTTCGCTCACCTTTAACTAAGGTAACATGTCCTGCTATATTAGAATATTTAAATTTTTCAATAACATGTGTTAATCCATTATTAATAGCATCTAGTTCAGGATTATCGATTTGCTCTATATCACCTGTTAAAATAATTTTAGTACCTTCACCCGCACGAGTTAAAATAGTTTTAATATCTTCTTTTGTAATATTTTGACACTCATCTACAATTAAAATAGAATTAGGTATACTTCTTCCACGAATATACGTAATTGCTTCCATTTCAATTTGACCTTTTTTCTGATACATTTCTAATGTGCGGCGCCAATCGCTAGAATTTTTACTTGAAAAAAGTAATTCAAAATTATCTAATATAGCCTGAAACCATGGAGCCAATTTTTCATTTAATGTTCCTGGTAAAAATCCAATATCATTACCAACAGATTGTATTGGTCTATAAATAATTAATTTACTATATTCTTTTTTACTTAGTACTAAGTCTAAAGCGCAGGCTAATACTACTAGGCTCTTACCGGTTCCCGCTTTTCCTATTAATGTTATTAAGTCTATATTCTTGTCCATTATCAAATCCATAGCAAAAGCTTGCTCTTTATTTTTACTATGAATTCCCCATGGAGTATGTTTTTTAATTAATTTGATCTTATCATCATCAACTTTTCGACCCATTGATAGAATATTGCCTTCATTATCTTCAAAATAAATACATTCATTTGAATGTAATGAAATGCTATTTTCTAATGGATTTATTGATCCTTTTTTATGTAACTCTTCACCTAAATCTGTATCTTTAACAATTTTGATTCCAGAATATAATTCATTAAAATTATTAACTCCTAGATCATAAGAAATTGCATTTAAAGATCTTGACTTAGCCTTAACTCTTAAATTAATATCATTACTAACTAGTGTTACATCTTTAGATGGATGATTCTTTAAATTTAAAAGGGCGCAAGCTAAAATTTGAGTATCCCCGTATGTAGGGTCTCCAAGACCTGAATATTCAGGACTGTTCATATAAAAATATGTTGTATCAATTTTTATAAGAATATCCTCTTCTACTAAAACGCCTTCGCTGATATTACCTTTAGAACTTATTTCATCTAATGACTTTACTGCAATTCTAGCATTTTTGCCAACCTCATTAGATTGTTTTTTTAAATTATCTAATTCATTTAGAACTGCTATTGGAATAACAATATCACTATGATTAAAATTTTTATAGCAAAAAGGATCTGAAATTATTACTGAGGTATCTAAAATATATGTAGTTCTCATTCTGTCTCTTGTTCTTCAAATATAGTCCAATAGTTTACATGCATCTCTAAATATAGTTTTTTTTTAGGATCTAGTTGTCTTAGATCTTTTTTTAATTTGTAATTACATGGATGCCACTCTCCTACAAGTTCGCCATCTACATAGACTTGCATATGACCATCTAAATCTTCTATAACTTGAATTCCGTAAGTAGCTAATATATTTCTTAATTTAATTTTTTGATCAATAGATAAATTAACTTCCCCTTGCCAAAATTCATTTACTTGAACACCCATTTGTTCTAATAGAGTATAAAGAAATTTATTTTTTTCTTCTTCCTCTACTTGTTTAGTGTTCTCATCATAATTTAAAAGTAATGTGCCTTTCATTTATATTTAAAATACCTATTAATTAGTATAATTATAATTTAGCCTTCACATGCCTTACATTCTTCTTTTTGTCTATTTACTGAGTCGCCCTTCAAAGCAGCTTCAGATCTACAATAATATAGTCCTTTTAAACCTTCTTCCCAGGCTAGCATATGAACGCTATGTATATACTTAGGATCAGAATTTTTAGCAAAAAACAAGTTTACACTTTGACCTTGGTCAATATATTTTTGTCTTTGACCTGCTTGTTTAATAATAGCATGCTGATTGATTTCTCTTGCTGTTAAAAATACTTCTTTTTCTTTATCATTTAAGCATTTTAATTCAGAAACGCTACCATTATTTTCATTTATTTGTTTCCAGATGTCAATATTGTCCATACCCTTTTCAGCTAATAATTGTTTAAGAATTGGATTTGTTCTCATGAATGTGCCCTTGGCTGTTTTTAGAGCAACAACATTTGCCGATATAGGCTCAATACCAGCAGAAACACTTCCTGAAATAATAGAGTTAGATACTGTTGGAGCTACAGCTAATTGATGAGTATTTCGGATTCCAAAACCTTTGCACCATTCTGGTTCGCCATATTCTTTTGCAAGATCTTCGCTAGCAACTCTAGCTTCTTTTTGCATATTTCTAAAAATTTCACCATTCAACATCATTGCTTGAAAACTGTCAAATGGCAAATTTTTCTTTTGTAACAAAGAATGCCAGCCTAATACTCCAAGACCAAGTGCTCTTGATTTTTCAGCAAATCTAACAGCAGATTCAAATCCTGGCACGTTCTTTGCCTTGTCGATATATTCTTGCATTACAGCATCTAAAAACCATATTGACAATTGAACAGCATTTGTATTTTTCCATTCATCATATTTGAATAAATTCATACTTGATAAACAGCAAACAAATGTATGATCTGGATCTGTATGAAGATAGATTTCATTACATATATTACTTGTTTTAATAGTAAGATTATTTTTTACATAACATTCTGGTTTTTGCCTATCAACATTGTCTGTAAAAAATAAATATGGCTCTCCAGTTTCAAACCTAGCTTTTAATATTTCTTTCCATAAATATCTTTCGTGCTCACCACCATCTTTTACTTTCTGCATAAAATCATCTTTGATACAAACAGCATGGTGTAAATTAAGGCAGCGTCGATTAACATCACCTACTGGACGGCGAATATTAATAAACTCTTCTATGTCCGAATGTTCTACAGGTAAGTAAACAGCTGAAGCGCCTCTACGAACTGATCCTTGACTTACAGCAACAGTAGTAGAATCATAGCATTTTAACCATGGTATAACGCCTTCTGACTTGCCATTACCAGCAATACTAGCTCCACGACCTCTTACATCTCCAACATAAATTCCTACGCCAGCACCATTTTTAGATAACAATGCAAGCTCTGTTTGTTTTTCAAATATACTACGGACACTATCGCCTACATGAATCGAGTTGCAATTATGCACAATTACGCCTTGGGCAGAAAAAGAATGATCGTCTGCAACAGTAATATCAAAAACCTCTTCATTTTCTTGCAATTTTTCTAAAGAAATTATAGGACAATAGCGAAGCTTACCAAACTGAATTCCTGACTGTGAATTAAATTTTGATAATTTAATGCTGTTTGGAGCTAAAGATCTTAAAGAATACACATATTTTGTTTTGCCGATATTACTTGGTTTAGATTGCATCTGCAAGCTGCATCCAAGACCTAATTTTAAGCAAATGTTATAAGCGCCTAATAAAAGTTCTGGATTTGCCAGAGTAAGGCTCCATACTTGGCTTCTATTATCATTTTCTTTAATAAAATGACCATCTCCAATTAATAATCCATCAAGAAAGCTTTGCAACTTATCTTTTGGCAAATCCAATATCCATTGAGGGATAGATTTTGTCTTACAATCTACTCCAAACTCTTTGGTAAAGAAGTTTCCAACTGCTTTTGAATTCATATTACATGATAGCCATCTGCAAACTTTACCTTTTGCAAAATTATCTCGCTGGTATTCGGATTCATAGAAATTGCCATTGATATTAAATTTTTCACCAATGATTGACATCCATTTTTTAGCAAGATCAATCTCTTCTACATTCAAAGTAATTCTAATTCCATTGGGATCTTTATTAGAAGAAGTAGATCTGCTTCCTTCAGCCATCCACAATCCAAGAGCCCATGCGAGATCATTATCTACTTCAATTTTTCTTGTTACTTTTGCATAGTAAGATACTGTACCGGTATTTTTACTAGGAACTTTATTTTCTGATTTTTTAATCAGTTTATTATCTTCTTCAATAAATTGATAATCTACGTAATTCGACATGTCTATTGTATAATCTTTTTCTACAAAATCAATGTCTTGATTTGTGGCAATAAAATGAATGCTTGGATTTAATTTGTCTACACGAATCCATCCTAAGTTAGTTAGAACAGGATGATTACCGGTGATTTTAAGCGGAGTAGTTCTAGTAGCAACAACTAATTTATATAAATCGTCAGTGCTCATTCTAGATTTTTTGGCAATTACTTTTTTATACCTACCCTCATGAGTAAGTAACTCATCGCCAATCTCAATGTTTTTGATTTTCTTTCCAGAATTCTTTGTATTTAGCCAAGTATCTCCAACCAAACAGCTGATCGGAAGCCCCCTAGTTGTACCCATATTACTTAATACAGGCGTTGCTCCACAAAGCCAATTTTTCCAAAATAATTCAAAAAATTTATCTTCTAATTCAGGCTTATTTAGACGTTTAGCGGCTGAAGAACAAACTCGCTTCCACATATCTTTTGGAGTTTCACCGTCCAAAAGATATCCGTTTTGCAAGGTAGTAAGACCTTCATCGGTAAGCCATTCTGGTGCAAGCTTATTTTCTTTTAATTCTTCTAAAGTCATCATATTAAAACCTTTCATGCCTGATCAAAGATAGAGTCCCAATTTAGTGTGCCTTTTGCATAAGTAGTAACTCTTCCGCTAAAGAAGTCTGCATGTTCAACACCTTGTGAAATAACATCAAACCAGAAAAATTTATCAATAACACTTTTATCTATATTTTTCCAATTTGTTTTTAAACCTAAATCTTGTAATTTAGTGTTTGTTCTAAAACGAATATATGTTTTTAAATCTTCTTTAGATAACCCTTGGATATCGCCCTTAGAAAAAGCCATATCAATAAATGAATCTTCTAATTGTACTGTCAAGCGTGCAGCATCATAGATTTCTTTTTTTAATTCATCATTAAAAATTTCTGGATTTTCTTTAATGAATGTTCTAAATAACCAGCATCCAGCATTTGAATGCAATGACTCGTCTCTTATAGAGAATTGTATAATTTGACCTACCCCTCTTAGTTTATTAAATCTACTGAAGTTAAGAAGGATTGCAAAACTACTAAATAAATTAACACCTTCATTAAAGGCTGAAAATATAGCCAATGATAATGCAATTTCTTTTTTAGTTTTTCCTTTAGCATTTACTAAGCGATCTATTTTTGCTTTGGCTGAAGGTTCATATAAAAATGCCGCATAATCTTCTAAACCTAGTGATTGATTTAGATAGGCATAACTTACAGCATGTATACTTTCAAATGCAGCAAATGTATTTGCCATCATTTGAACTTCTGGATGCTTAAACCATTTTGCAATTTTATTTGACCAATAATCTTCGATAACAATTTCAGCTTGAGTAAAACCTTTTAATACAGATCCTATCACAAATTTTTCTGTTTCAGAAAGGTTTGATTTCCAATCAGAAATATCTCCAGCCATGGAAATTTCTGAGTGAAGCCAATGAGCTTGCTGTTGCTTTTCCCAAAAATCATAAGCTTGTTGATAAACAAATGGTGCATAAATTAATCTTGGCTCTAGCAAACTCATTTAATATCTCCTACACTAATATATAAAATATATATACCCTAACAATACTATAGTAATTTAAAATTAAATATTATTATATTTTAATATTTTCTTTCATTGATGAAAGTGCAGTATTAATTAATTTAATACAGTTTAATCTTGATATTCCTAATTTTTTGCATATTTTATTAATAGAAATTGGTTTATCTCCATTAAGCCCGTATGCTAAATTAATTACTTGCTTTTGTTGCTCTGTCAAATGCTCAATTGCAAATTTTATTGCATTATCTGTTTGATAATCTTCTAATTCTTTATCTGGACAATATCTCTCTTCAATTATAAGAGGCATAATAGCTTCTTTATGAGGCGTATTTTCCTTTGCAACCTTTAATGGATAACGAATAGTTGTATGTAAGTTTGCACTTCTAGATATTCTAGTGCCTATATAATTATGAGCCCAAGCAAAGAATGATCCTTTTTTAGGATTATATGTTTTCATCGCTTTAACAAGCGCTTCAAAACCTTCTTGATTTAAATCTTCATAATTAGAAAAAGCTTTATATCTGCCAGTTTTCATTGTAACTAGGTATTTAAATTGACTAATGCAAATTTGTTCATGCTTTGATAATTCATGACGAATTTTTGGATCGTCTGATGCTTTTGCTTTAGATTTTAGCTCAACTAATTTAGCCATGAGATCTTGTGCTTCTTGTTCTGTTAACATGGTTCGATCCTCTTAAAGATTTAAAAAGTAATAATATACTCAATTATTGAGTAATAATAATTGATACAAAAATTTTAAGTAAATACTAAGTTATTTTCTTGATTCTTCTTCAAGAATTTCAATAACTGATTCAATTGTTGAACGTATAATTTCTTCATCATTTAGTGACAATGAAAATTTTAATAATTCTAAAACTTTTTTTAGATTTTTATTTTTGTCACTTTTTTTTGGCATAACGATCAACTATAATTATCTTTAGCCCATCCACCACCTGATAAAATAAAAGATGTTCCTCCGGAAATAAGACGAACTACTTTTTGTGGCTCTAAATTTTCTTGTTCACATTTTGGGCATGTTTCTAGACATTCTTTTATAGAATGTACTGTATCAAATTCTCCATGAATTTTACACTTGTAAGTATATGTTGGCATAAAATCTTTCACCTTTACTTATTTAATGACGGAACAATAGTATAAAATATCTTATTATTTTGTCAACAGTAAAAATATTATTTAAATTTTATCTCTTTCTACGATCTAGTCTAGTTTGTAAATCATGATATTTACTTTCACCTAACATATTGGCATATATTTTATCAGATTTATGCATATCTTTCTTCAATTGTTTACTATCAGATTTAAGTTTATCAATTAAATCTTGACCACATAATTCTACAACGCCTTTTCCACCTAGTGATATTAATCTTTTAGCTGTTTCTAATCCACATTTAGGACAAATTTTAGGAGGATCTAGTTTTATTGAATAATTATCTTCCCATTCATGTTTACAAGATTCATTAATACAAATATGTTCATAGGTAGGCATAATTCTTTCCTTTATTTATTAATTAAATATTTATCTATAAGTCTATATTCTATATCTTTAGTCCAATTATTTTTAATATAATCTTTATATTTGCCATCTATTACTTTAAAAACAATAAAAAGTTGACCACTATGATGTTCATATTCAATTCTAACTGCTTCAGCTACTATTTCTTCATAGTTTTTCATTTATTAATCCTTTAGAAAATACATAACTAATCATATATTTAAATTTCTAGGTCCTCTATTTCTTCAGAGATATCTTCCATATCATAATTTGTAAATCTTGAATCTTGTTCTTCAACTTCCATTGGCTTATCTATTAGAGTGGCGCATGCTAGATTTTTATATAAAACACCTTTGCCTTTGGGACCTTTACGATTTTTAATTATGTGCCATACAAAATCTGGATGCATTTCTTCTTGTGGTCTATTTTCAATCTGAATAACATGCGTTGCATGTGTTGCAATAGTGCTAGATCTAGCTAATCTAGAAAGTCCAATATTTTCTGATGAGTCTTTAGATTGAGATTTTCTATTTAATTGTACAGCAGAGAAAATAGGTAGCTTATACTTACGAGCAATTGCTCTAACTTCATACGCTATAAGACCTTGCTTTAGCCAGTCAGCCTCATCAGATTTTTCATTTGTATTCATAATGCCCAAGTAGTCTACAAATACTACATCAAATTTTTCTTCACTATTTGCTAAAATAGCTTCTAGATCATTTGCTGAAGCATCGGCAATATCTACAATTTTAAAAGTATATGGATAGTTATTAATAAAATCTAAAGCTTGTTTAATCTTGGCAAAATCTTCTTTAGATATTTTTGCATTTTCAATATTTCTAGCTGGAACCCCAGATAGTCTACTAATTAATCTATTAAAACAATCTTCATAGGGCATTTCCAAGCTAAAATAAATAATATTTTTACCTTCTGTAAATGAATCTTTTTGAGTTATTTTATTATCTTGCATCCAAGTTTGGATTGCAATATTATTCAAAAATAAACTTTTACCGAAACCTGATTCACCTGCAATCAAAACGAAGTCTGCAGGTTTAACTCCATTGGTAGCAAAATCAAAAAAAGAATATTTTGTTTTTACGCCTACTTCTAAATCTGGATTTTGTTTTTTTAAATTAAACTTTTCAACGAAAAATGGCAAAAACTCTTTAATATTTTTACTTTCATATGCTTTTGGTTGATTCAAACTTTTTATTGTTTGAATCGTCTTCTGCATTTCTCCAACAGTTTTTGGAATATCTATTAAACCTGGCTCTAATTTTATAAGCGCATCTTTTACTGAAGTAATTTGCTTTTCTGCAAATCTCTTTTTGATTTTTTCTAAATCATGTTTATATTCTTTTTCATCATATTCAAAATTAGATATAGCTTCCCAAATTTTAGATGTATTTTCGATTAGTTTTTCATTATTGCCTTTAGATAATTTTTCTGTCAATACTCTAAGAGTTGGTATCTCTTTATAAGATTTTATATAGTTTATTACTAAATTTGCAAAACTCCAAACTTCGGGAGAAAATAGTTTAGAGTCACAATCATTAACAAAATCTATAGCATAACTTTTATTAGTTACTAATACTTTTAATACCGATAAATCTAAATTTGAATAACTCATTGTGCTTTCTTCTTTCTATAATCTTCACCAAAAACAGGAAATACTTTCAAGTATCCTTTCATTAAAGAATCAATACTTGCCTTTAGAGGTCCATTAAAACTTTCTACAACATTAGGAGAATTTGTACACATTAATGTTGGCAATTTATTTTGACTTCTAGTTCTAAAAATATTTTCTAGTGTTCTAGCATAAAGATCTGCCGCATTATCATTTTGCATAAACCTAGAATCAAACTCATCAATAGCTAAAAAGTCTACTAAAGTTAACTCTCTTCTTGATAGAAACTTATCTTCAGCACTAGCAGAGGTTAATACATTTACAATATCACTTAAAGTAGTATATAGGCAAGAAAATCCTTTATTACTTGCTTTTTTAAGAATAGATGTAATAGTAAATGTTTTACCTAAACCATGTCCACCTGCAAAACATATAGATGAGCCATTTAAATATGATGATTTTAAATCAGAAGTATATTCCATATACTTATTTAATAGATTTTCATTTCCATGAAAATCTTTTTCCATCTTTAAATTCCAATATTCAATAGGAATATTACTTTCAGCATAACGATTAATAGCTATTAATTTAATGTTCTTTTTATTTAACTCTTCATTAGATGACTCTATTGACAAAACTATATCTTGTAGTTTTCTTGTAGGAATATTATTTAAAGCCTTACTTCTTAAAAAATCCTGGGTATTCATAATTAACTTTCTTTAATTCGCCTATCTGATGGTTTTTTAGTTGACTAGCAACAATTTCTTTATCTTGCTTTATCATTTCTATTTTAAGCTCTGATAATTTTTTTAATTTTAAATCATCATATCCTGGCTCGTTAGAAACGCTATCAAATTCTTGTTCTGTAGCAGTTTTTTCTTCAATTATATTTTTTTCTTGATGTACAATTTTAATTACTCTTATATCTTCATTTGGGTGAGTAATAATAGAAGTGCTTTTATTATCTAGTGATAGAATTTCTACAGTAGAAAAAGACCAAGACTTTACCGTGCCTTCAATTATAATATTATTATTTAATAATAATTTAACGTGTTTATTAATATAATCATTCATACAATTCTAGATAATACTTCCTTTTCAAAGCCCATTTCTTCTATTTTTTGAAATGCTCCGATAATCTCAAAAGGCATATCTGACATTTGAGATATAAATGCCAATTCACCATATGTTGATATTTCAACTCCAGCATTTTTAAAACATAGTTTAAAATTATCAGGAAGTAAGGTAGACCTATCTATATTTAGATTATGATTTCCAGAAAGTAAAATATTAATTTTATAAAAATTTACAAAATTTTCAACTGTAAGAAATGATATAGATGTCAATCTTCTTTTTGCCTCAATAACTTTAGTTTTAAAAACCCAGTCTATGTATTCTTTTAATAATTTAGGATTAGCTGTCAACATTGACCCTAATTTTTTTATTTGAAATACTTCAAAACACTTTGATGGTGAAGGGCTGTTATACTTAAATTTATAATTAACATTATATGTTTGATTATATTTTTTACAAAAATAAGAAATAATATGTACAACTTTCCATTCTTCAACTGGCAAAGATTCTATTTCTTTAAATTTATCAAAAAACTTTTTATAATTATTATTTGGAGGGTCATATAAATTACCACCAAAAACTTCTTCGTCTTTTTCCATTTTTCACCCTAGTTAATATTTGCTATTCAGCATAATTATCAAACAATTGATGTCAAATTTATTTCATTTCTTTGCATTTAATAACTTTAAATCCATCTTCTGAAGAATAAACTTCAAATCTTTTTAAAGAATGTTGTTTTAAAAATCTGGCTTGATCATAAAAATCAGCAACTGCTGCATATTTTTTATTTTTATGCAATCTAATAACTCTTCCAATTCTTTGAAGGCATCTAATACTGCTTTTGCCTCCACCACATAAAACAAGCGCATTTAATTCTGGAATATCTACACCTAAATCAAATATTGTTGATGCTAAAATAACATTTATTTCTTTATTAATTAACATTTGTTTTACAGAAGCTCTTCTTTCTAAAGAGTCATTTCCATAAAGCATTTCAAATTTAACTCCATTTTCTGATAAAAGTTCACTAATAATATTTCCATGTTTTATTTGCTTAAATAACACTAATGGAGTATATTTTTTTTCAAGCATCTCTTTAATAACATTAATAATCATGTTATTTCTTTCAACATTTTCCACAATATAATCTTTATATACAGATTGATATTGCATTCCTAATCCATGTTTTTTAGGAACTGAATAAAACTTTATTATAGGCATGGCTAATAACTGCTTACTTATTAGCTCAGAGGCTGAAACATTTACAATTTGCTCTCCAAGAATTCCATTTATTAATAAATCTGAATTGTCATCTCTGAAAGGCGTTCCAGAAAACCCATAAACAGATTCAGGATCTATGTGTTTATATATTTCCAATATAGTTGAGCAGGTTACTATATGACTTTCGTCAAAAATATGAAGCTTTGCTTGAGATAGACATTTTATAATTTTTTCATGATTTTGAGGTTCATCTTTTTCTTGTGAATCGTCCTCATCATCTAATATAGACTCTACATTTAGTGCTTTACCAATGGTCCAGATAGAAGCAATAGTGATTCTTTGAGGATCGCAAATTCCATTTCCAATCCATCCAATTTTTTCATCAAAAATTTTACTAAATAATTTATGAAACTGATCTAGTAAGTCTAGCCCAATAACATATATTATTGTTGGCTTATTTAATTTTGCAGTTATCAATGCAGTTGCAAGAGTTTTGCCTGCACCAGTAGCTGCTCTTACAATACCTTTATCAAATTTATCTACACAATCTAATATTCTTAATTGATGATCTCTTGGGATCATATTTATTTCTTCTAATCTTTTTGAAATATCAATTGGAAGATTAATAGTTTTTTGTAGCCTATTATCTTCTAATGTAAAATTTATTTTTTCTTGTTGTAAAAAGTCTTTTACTTTATTTAGAAGACCTAAATCAAATTTATTTGACTTAGTTAAAAGATAAGTAATTCCATTCCATCCATTTTTATATGCTGGGGTATATTCAACCCCTGTTGCTTTAAATGATAAAAATTTTCTTAATTTTTGTAATTCTGCTTGGTCTTCTAAAAATATTTGACACTTTTTGTTATTTATTATAACTATTTTATTCATTTGTCCTCCCCATAAAAATATATTGAGGAGTTACATATATATTGATTTTTCATACATATCTCATAATAATGCCGGAAGTACATACTTAAAGTATATATATCCGGCATTACTATTTACAGATAATTTAATATTTATTACTTTCTTCGATCTACAACTCCACCAACTAATTTGCCAAATGCAGAAGACTTTTGTGAAATCTTCTCTTTAATTTTTTGAGCAGCAGATACAGTTTCATTAGTGCCTGTATCTAATTGTAGATTAAGATTTCTTTGTTCATCTTTGCCTTTTACAGTTTGCATATGCTCTTGCGCATCTTTCTTCAATTGAGTGACACGAGACTCTGGCAAACCGAGACCAGTAAACATAGAATAAACTTTTACAACTGGCTCTGGCATATCTACTGTATAAATTCCCTTAAATACTCCTCTTGGAGTTCCACATTGATCATTTACCATTGCCATTGCATAAGTTATGCTAGAGCTTGGAATCTTTGCCCAAACTTCTTTATTAGCGGCAATAATAATACCTACATACTTTGATTGTTTCAAATCAAAGCCGCCAGCCAAAAGATTTCCATTAAGATTATTTACTACAGCTTCAGCTATTGCAGTATCTTCAGCAAAATTATCTACAGTTAATTCGCCATATACTGTTAAACCTTCACCATCAGTGAAGAGCTTTCCAAATTCCATTGGGTCTAAGCCTTTTACTGAAGAAGGCATTGATGAAAGTGTGTTGAATACATCGATTGGATCTACAATTGCCTTATTAGCAACATTGTAGAATTCAACTTGACTTACATCTTGATAAATAGATTCAATCTTAGCGTTATCAACAACAATTAAGTTATTTACTCTTCTAGTTTGAGTAAGCTTCGCTAACTTAGATAGTGTTTCCAATGCATTAGCCTTTGTCTGTGCATCTTCTGTATCCATTGGAAGCACAGTAATAACTACTAGAGGCTTTCCTGTATCTGCTAGCAAGTCTACTAAAGTTTCACATGAACCTGCACCTGAACCGCCACCTAAGCTTAAACATAGTAAGTGTACTTGCGCTGAAGCCAACTTATCATTTACTAATTGTAGAATTTCGCCTTTATGAGACTCTGCTGCAGCTTTACCAATTTCTATTTCTTTAGCTGCACCTCCAAGACCGTATTCTAAAAGAAGTTTATTTGAATCTGGAACATCAATAAATTTTAAATCTTGTAATGCTGTATTAACTACACATGTAGGATAACCTAATTTAAAAAAAGCTTCTGCTATTCTTGAGCCCGCTTGTCCTGATCCTAAAACACCTAGTGCTAGGCTTCTATCTTTTGTTGCGACTATCTTGGCTGCCATTTTTGTCTCCTGTTGTTTTGCTTGACTTTTTGCTTTTAAAGCTGCTAATTTAGACAAATCTACATCTTCAGATGTATTTGCTTCTGATTTTTCATTTGATAAATTATCTACAATTTGCTCTGCGGCATCTTCTTCTGTTACGGATGTGGCTGACATTTAATTATCTCCTATATTATTTTAAAAACCATTGATTATTATCATACCAGTTTACTGTATCAACTATTCCATCTTTAAATTTTGTAGTTGGTTTCCAGCCTAGTTCTTTTATTTTAGAAATATCTACTGAATATCTAAAATCATGAGATTTTCTTGGATCTTCAATAAATGAAATTAATTCATGACCTTTATTCATAACATTACAAATTTCATGAATAACTTCTATATTAGTAAATTCTTGATTTGCAGAAATATTATATATCTCATTATCTTTTCCAGAATTTATTATTTTAAATAATGCTGAACAATTATCATATACATGAGTCCAGTCACGAATTTGCAAACCTTGACCATATATTGGTATTGGCTTATTTTCTAATATACATTTAATAGTTTTTGGCAATAGCTTTTCTGCATATTGTCTGGGTCCATAGTTATTTGAACTTCTTGTAATATTGTATTTTAATCCAAAAGATTCATATGCAGATTTTACTAATAATTCTCCAGCTGCTTTTGATGCAGAATAAGGATTACGAGGATTAAGTGGGGCATCTTCTTTCCAGGAAGGATCAGATTCACTAGTTAACTGACCATAAACTTCATCAGTTGAAATATAGATTAATTTTTCAACTTTACTTTTTATACAAGCATTAATAATTACTTGAGTTCCTAATATGTTTGATGTTACAAATGAATTGGGATCTTTTAGAGAATTATCAACAAATGATTCTGCAGCACCATGAACTACAATATCTGGCTTTTCAAATTGGAAAATTGTATCAATTACGTGCTGATCTCTTATATCAGCAATATGAAACGTATGATTTTTATTCCAATACATTGAATTTATTGAATTCAAACTAACTCTATCCAAGCTAATTAGTCTATATGGCTGCTTATCATAGACAGCCTTTCTTACAAAGTTGCCGAAAATAAAACCACAACTTCCTGTTACTAAAATTTTTTTCTTGTCCATAAATTTAAATCAAATTATAATTTTTATTATTCAAATATGTATCGTGATCAACTATATATCGAGCGGTCCATTTATTAAAAAAATAATTAATATTATGTTGCATGAAAAGATTTTTCACTGGATTTTTTTTAAGTGTAGCACTTTCTTCATGAAAAATATTTGTGTCTCCACAATATATTATTTTTTTATTTAAAAATTTGTTTATTTTTAAACATAAGTCTATGTCTTCAAATGCCCAATGGTATTTTTCATCCATTTTATCAGATAAAGCATAATATTCTGCTTTAGTTAATAAACAAGCTCCTGTTACTGCTTGAAAATATCTGTTTTTTGAAGAATTTAAATCATCCATTTCATTTATTCTAAAATGATGAGGAAGTTTATGTTTATTATGAAAAACTACACCCGCATGCTGTATTTTTTTTGTATTATTAAATAGTAATTTAGCACCTACAATTCCTACATCTTCTTTTAATAAGGAAATCATTTTTTTAATTGAATTTTTATCATTAAAAATGATATCGTTATTTAATAAAAGGATTAAATCATTTGGTTTTGGATTAGCTATATTAAATATATAATTACATCCCTGAGAAAAATTTTGCAAATTATCTTTATAAGAAATAATCTCTATGTTTTTATTATTTAATGATTTCAAATAATCAATAGAGTTATCTGTGGATGCATTATCTTTAATTAGCCAATTATAATCAATATCATTTAGAGAATTAACTAGGCTTGGAGCTAGGTGTTTTAATTTATCTTCACCATTCCAATTTAAAGTAATTATATGTAGCTTACTATTTATCAAAGACCTACCCTAACTCCAAGCATAACTGAAACATTTGCATCTGTACCAACTTGAACAGAAGGTCCTACATACATATTATTCATAAGAGGAATATGCTTGCCTACATTATAAGCCGCAGGCGTTAAAATTAACTGCGGTTTTTTACTTATTGCATCAAATCCTGCACCAACTTCTAAAACTGAAAAATCTGGTTGATTTGAATATTTCCCGTAACTCATAATTCCTAAATTAACAGATGGTGTAAATTTACCTTCTACAGGATTTACTCCTACACCTCCATCTACACCTACAAATAATCTAGGATTCCAAAAATTCCATTTATCTTCAGGATACTCTTCTTTAGTTGTAGCAGATTTAATAGGCAAATCATGAGGCTTACCATCTACATTAACTGTAACTTTATTGTAAAAATAACTTCTTTGATTTTCGTCTTTGCCTACAACTGTAGCAATATTATATTCTCTTGGTTTAATATCAATACTCCATGGTTTGTCTTTCCATGCACTAAATCCAACGCTACCAATTGGAACTTTAGTGGTGCCAAAGTCTTCATCAAGATCTAAATTTTGCTGTTGTGCTAAATAACCAAAAGGATCTATGTTGGGACAAACTGTACCATCTGGACATTTAGGTTTAGGTATAGGATCCGGATTTTTAGGACCTGTATTAGAAGTTGGTATATTAGTACCTTTTTGACCTAAGCTGCCAATTATAGCGATATTAATTGCATATACGTCGCCTTTTAATTTTGACAAGTCTTCTTTAATTGCTTTTAAATTTATATTATTATCTTTAATAAATTCTTCTAAATCTTTTTTAGAGGTGAATTCATTTTGACTTCTTACAATTCCATCTAGCAGCTCTTTTTGTTTTACTATTTGTGATTCAATAGCTACTTGTCTTTTATTAGTTTCAATTTGATTAAAAATAATAAATCCTAATAATCCAAATATAGTAATTATACAAAGTATAATTCCAACTCTTAGTAAAACTACTTTAGTAGAATCTGATAATGTCATATTTCCTCTTTTATTTCTGTTTAAATAATTTTTATTTTTTTAATGTCAAGACCAATTTTTAATAAAAATTTTACGAGCATGATTGTACAAAGCATAAGTATTTAATTGTTTGCTGGTTTGTTTTCCAAAATGTACAACAGGAATATTAACAATTTGCATTTTTATATTTAATTTTCTTGCTCGAAATGATAGGTCTGTATCTTCAAAATATGCAGTGCCATATTCTTCTGAAAATATTTGTGGATATACTCTATCAGTTGTAAATTTTGTTTCTCTAGGAATTTCTAATTTATTCCAAATATCTTTAGATGCGCCTAAACACCAACCACTCATATAAGTATTTCCCAAAAGACCTCTATTAGCTTCTTTAACAAAATTCAAATCTTTATCTAAAAGACCCATAGTAGGACCTACTAAACCATTAGGGCATGACTCTATTATTGGCTTTGTCCATCCAGAATGATTAGACGATACTCTAATATCATTATTCAAAAATAAAACATTTGAAGCTGTAGACAATCCATATCCAATATTGCTTCCTGCAGCAAATCCCATATTTTCTTGATTTCTATGATAAACTATTTCTTTGCTATTTTGTAATTGATTTTGAGTTTCATCTATAGATGCATTGTCTACTACAATAATTTCATGATCAGATGGCAATTTAGATAAGTCTTCTAAACATGCTTTTGTAAAATTCCATTTATTATAACATAAAATAACTATTGATAATTTTTTTTCATTCATTGTGTTCTCTCTAATATTTTTTTAACTATTGATTGCCAACTATATTCATTATAATAATTTTGTCTTTTATTCTCTAATAAAGAATTAATTTCATTATGCTTTTCTTTAGCTAGTCTTAATTTTTCTACAGCATCATCTACAGATGGCTTAAACCATATTGCATTGTTTTTGCTTTCCCAATACATACTACTAGGATCTGCTCTTTCTTCTTTTCCATCAATTAATAAAGAATTATAATCGTTTAAAAAATCTAATTGACCTCCCCAGTTAGGGGCAATTGCCATTTTACCAGAAACAATTGATTCAAGACCTGGAAAATAAAAGCCTTCACAATGAGACATTGTAAAAGTTGCATCAACGCTTCTATATAAAGAAGAAATATCTTGTATAAAATTTGACATCACTTTTATTTCTGCATGATTTGAATATTTTTCTTTAAACTTTTTTATTAAATCATTTAAAGACACATCAAACTGCATAGAAATTGGCTTGTCTTTTGCCTTAAGTATTAAGCACACGTCATCTTTATTTGAAAATGCTTTACCATAAGCATCTAATAATCCCCAAATATTTTTTCTTTTGTGATTTTGTGCAATATTTGATAATATTTTAAAACTTTTTTTAGTAGGAAGATCGATTTTTGTATTTTCACAATACTCTTCGGAAATACCATGAGAAACTACATCTACAAAATTTTCAGGCACACCAGAATCAATAAAAACTTTTTTGGCAAATTGAGATGGTGCTAAAATTTTATCACAGTATTTATAGTTTTTTGAAAAACCTGTAGGTAAAACGTTTTTCCCGCCCCACTCGTAGCACCAAATTCCAAATCTGTTTTTATTACCATTTTGCAAATATATTGGAAAATTTTTCATAGCTGTATAGCTAATTTGGCAATCATAATTTTGATCTGGCACTTTTCCATAAAGTGTTCCGGGTTTTTGCTCTTCAGTATAGCCGATCAAATTAGACTTTAAATCATTAGGTAAATTTTCAATACCATCAGTAGAAAATAAATGAACCTCATGTCCATCTTTTATTAAAAATTTAGCTATTCCCCAACCACATACAGACCAGCTATGATTTTTACCAAGAAATTGTTTTATTAGTATTTTCATGTCTAATTTTTGATCCACCGTCAATTGCATTTTGCTTTGCAGAGTATGGTCTTAGATTACTCAATGACCAGCACTTTTTAAAATTTTCATCTGCCATGTCGGTATATATCATATCTGATTGAGGAATAATATGATCAATTTGCCATTTCCAAGTTATTTGATTATTATCATCCCACTCTTCTGCCTTATAGGTCCCCCAATTTTGCCAATTCATCCATGGTTCAAATTGTTTTTCTAAATGATCTTTAAGTTGGATAATATCCCAATCAACATAATTTAAAAAAGAATTAAATTGTTTTTTTAAGCCTGAATTTTTAATAGCTGAACGTATAGATGATGAAATATTTTCTCTAATTTTAAATTGTAAATCGGTATTTCTTTTATTTTTTTTATATATATTTTTTTGATTTATTATTTCTTTTTTATTAGCTATTCTATAAGCTTTTGCAGTTTCTTTATATTTACCTCTTCTAGATAAATTAATCTTGTCCCTATTTTTATCTCTATAAATTTTTGCACTAATTAATATTTTTTCTTTATTATTCTCTCTATATTTTTTTCTTTTATCTTTTATACAAAAAGTACAAATATATTCTGTACGAATTTTTCCTTTAACGGATCTTTCGTTTAAAATTTTAATAAAATTATGAATTTTACATAATTTATTATTTTTTGATTGCATCAAAATAATATTAAGGGTTAACAAATTTTAATGTTAATCTAGCCATTTTACAAATTGCATTTTCTCCGGCATCAGATGGATCTAGGCTTAAATGTATTTCATAAATATAATCATCTAAACCATTTGGCAATAAATCTTTTATGTCATCTGATGATAAAAATGTTGTAGATGTATTAGTTGTACTAAGCTCTGTGCTAGCGCTAACTAAATCAATATAAGAGGCTGTATTTACACAATAAAGCTGTACAATAGCAGTATTAGCAGCATTGGTTGTTTCTAATATTGCTTCTAATTTAATACTATCTAATCCTTGTAGTATATAATTATCAAATCTAAATTGAGTAGCCCCTATTACAACTGGAGTTGAATTATTATTTAGGAATAATCCAGCGGACGCATAAATGTGGATAGGATTTTTGTATAAGAAACTTTGATCTAACAATCCATTAGAATCAGTTTTTATAATTTTATTTGCATCAGCCATGCCGCTTGATGAGGATATTACGCCAGGCAAATCTGATATAAATTGATAACTTAATCCGCTACCATTACTAGTTAAAACTGTTCCGAATACGCCTACACTGTTTAATCCTGTACCGCCATGAATAATAGGCAATATGCCACTAACATCAGACTCTAATTCTACTAGAGCCGAAGGTCCTCCTGCAACTGAACCGCTAAATACGCTAATTAATTTTAGCATATTTTGAACTTTTGTAGAATCAACAAAAATAGGTTGATTGTTGAATCCGCCCTTCTTTAAGAATACATTTACTTGTATTTTTGTGCTTAAAGTTTTAAGAGTCAAATCTTGATAAAGATTAGTAAAATTAAGAGTTAAAAGACCTGTAGTATAATCTACGCTGACACCAATTTTACCATCTACAATTGCCCCTGAGTATAGTTCATTACTTAATCCATTTATATTTGGAGAGAATGATTGTACTGATACAGAGAATCTTAATTGGTCTTTAGATAAAGCATCTGCAGTTACTAAAGAGCAGTCTGCAAACTTCATTGCAGGGAAACCTAATTTAGTTATTCCTGTTAAAAGACCATTATCAGTAGTAGATGCAATAAAATCTTCTAAAATATTAATAGTTTTTTCTGTACCAAAAAATCCATCAGGTATTTCTAGCACGATAGTGCCTACTTCAAAATCTACTTTATAAAAGTTTCCGTCAGGTCTATGTAATTCTCCGCCATCTCCAAGAATAAGATTCTCTGGAACAAAGAAATCTATTTTTCCAGGATTGAATTCAGGTTCACCGCCATATACATTATATATAATACCTTCTTTATAACATTCTGGCTTATTAAGTACATTATTACTTGTAAATACAGATGGCAATAATTTTGGCTTACTGTTACTAACAATTAATGATTCGTCCCAAGTTAATTTTTTCTCTATTCCCATTTGAATAGGAAAATCATAAAAATTATGAGAGGCAAAAGTGCTATCATTAATAAAAATATCTGGTAATGGATGTATAGAGCCCGATCTTCCTGATAGTAAAGTTGAATAGTCATCATTTCTATCAATGTATTGTTCTAGCTTTAATCTAATTACATTAAATCTAGTTCCAATTTTTGTATATTGAATAGTTGCAGGGGCTGGATAAGTGGTGGTTCCAGAAGATACATATGGTTGTCTTTGTATATAGCTATCTAATAAATATCCATCATTTAAAGTAACTGCAAAGTCTCCATCTATATCTGCTCTTAATATTTGACCTATAGTATCACCATTTAAAAATACTTTTCTAACAGTTAATACGTCTGTTATTTCATCCATGTAAATAATATCAAAGCCACCATGATTTTCTGGAGCGACACTATCTAATAAAACTAGTTTATAGGATTCTACGCCAATAATTGTACTAAATAAAATACTAGAACTTGTAAAGTTTGCTAATCTAGGATCAGAAGGATTAGTTACTAATACGCCATCTGAGCCTGAAGCTACTACAGTATTATCTGCTGGATTAACTAATTGGAAATTAATTCCGAATAAATTAGAAAAAGGTTTATTATATGCAGTATAACCATTAGTAAAAGTAGTGGTAACACTGTCCGTAGTTATTTGAGTATTTTGTGGTAGACCAAGATTTAAATTATAATCTAAATAAGTTTGTAGCAATAATAAATCTCTATCTGATACAATACCATCTCCATCTACGTCTCCTAATATCATAGAACATAGTGAAGCATCGGCTATTCTATAATATTTTGTTGCATCATTATAATTTGGATAAATTTTTGCATTTACTAAATCTCCATTTAATAAATTAGTAACTAAACTAGTCACTGAAGTATCATATCTTCCTACATCAGTAGAATCATCAATTACTTTGATTAAAATTTCATCATTTACAATAGTGGCACTGTGTAAATTAGAAATTATTTCTGCAGAAATTGAATCTAAAAATTTTCTATTTTTATCAGAGATTGCGCCAATCAATAATGGCTCAGATGCATCAGATAAATTTGCAATATCTATACTATTTAATAGTTTAACAGATGGTACAAATTGCTTTCTAGATAAAATTGGCTGTCCAGTTCTTGAATCTGGAACTGGTGTAGTTTTTTCTGTAGAAGCAAAAACTGTAGCTCTATATACATCATTTCCTGTAAAAGATATGTTCTCTAAACAAAAATCTACATTAGCTTGAGATGAATTATCTTTAACAATTTTCTCTAAAGCAATTCCATGACCTGTGTCATATGCTTGACCATCTGAAATTTTTGCTGAATCAGTATAAATTCTAAACCATAAATCTTGATCTGGCAAGTCAACCCATAAAGTTCCATTATAAATAGTAATTCTAGAATCGGTTTGTCTATTATTTGAAGATGAAATTAAAATATCACACTTATTGGCTGATCCGCCTCTTTTAATAGTAAGTGCATAATAGTTGCCAGGCACTATTCCACTGCCGCCAGCACTAATAGTATTATTACTAAAAATAAAATCAACTGGTTGTGGAACTGAATCTAATACTATACCCTCTTGCTGTAAACTATTATGATTATAGCTTACTTGAGCGATTGGAATATTAGATGGTATAAATTCAATAGGTAAATTAGGTGCTATATCTGTAGGATATTGTACTCCAGACTGTAGAGAATAAATACTAACTATTAAATCTCCTTGCCAATCTAAATCAGTTTCACTACCAACTATAGTATTTTGAGTAGATAATAATAAAGTAATTTTTTGTATATTATTTGTTGTTGCTAAAAACTTCTGACCTATTTGTGTAGTAACATCATTAACTAATAATATCTTTCTTTCTCGCTCTGTTGTAAAAATATTTAAAGTATCAATATTATAAAGTGGTAAAGCACTTTGTAACATGGCATCTAAATTAACAAAGCCATCTAAGAAAAAATCTCTAAAAAATAAATTAGGTTCAAGATCTTGAGATACCATAATAGCATCTCTAGATAAAGTCATAGGCTTTGCTTCTGAAATAACTATTCTTCCACCTAAATTCATTGAAAGATTAGGATTGCCTATAAAATCATTAAATAGTAATACTAAAAGTTTGGTATAATGTCTTTTACTTATTTGAGATTCATTAGATTTAAAATAAAAAGTTTCATATTGTAAATTATTTTCAAAATCTAAACCTATAATTGCAAATTTTATAGCTCTTTTTACAGATGCTTTAGAGTCAGTTAATTTAATTTCTATTTGGTTACCTAAATTATTATCTGTAGGCTGACTTTGAGAATAAATTGGTAAACCATCTAAAAATCCAGATACTAATAATGAGTCAAATAATACATTCTCAACTAAAGATTCAGATAATACACCGCTTCCTAAATGATTATTTATAATTCCTGATGTAATAGTATCATTATAGTTCTGCTCTAATGATAAATCAGTATTATCTACTTGTTGAGAGTCAAACCATATGTTTTGTTCTGCTGATATAGGGTTTCTTTTTGTCATTGCGTTCTCATCTAATATACTTTATAAATACCTTAGAATTAGCGGGTTTAAGCGCTTTTATTAATTTCTCTAAAGCTCTTTGAGCTGGGGCGCTACTATTAACTATACCAAAAGAATCCAAAATATTAACAGAAAAATCAAAAGATCCTGTATTTCGATTCTTTATAACTGCAAAGTCTGTATTTATGCCAGTTAATTGATTAAAATCTAACAAATAAGTCGTATATAAGTCAGAAGTGACCGGAAATACCATATCAATATTACTATTATAGTTAATATCAAGTGGATATCCATATGGAGCGTACATTTCTCTAGAAATATTACTAATTCTTAAATTATCTATTAAAGAATAGACTGAGCTTTGACCATTATATTGTGATCCAACATACAATGTATTAATTGAATCTTTAAATTTTATATTTGGCTTTAAATTATAACCATCAGTATACATATTAATGATTGCTTGTGATGACATGCTGCTATCTGCAATTAATTCAATATTTGAATACTCATATCCATCTAAAAATAGTCTCATTTCATCATTACCAATACCGCCATTAATTTTATAGCTTGCTTTTACCCTGTGCCAAGTATTTTTTGACCATATAATAGGAGTTCTAACTAAATAGGTATTGCCGGATGAAACAATAGAAAAATTCATAAAGCTAGATTTGTCTTTATAAATAGAAATTCTATCTCCCTGTAATCCTTTAGGGATATAGGATACAACAACTTGAGAATTTTGATAAGGAAGTTTTTTATTTAATCTAATTACTTGTGAATTTAATTTTGGATTATAATTTTCACTAGTTTTATAGGTTATAATTAAAGGTAAATTTCCTTGAGGTAAGGTTTTACCTAAATAAATAGTTTTTCTATCTGTGCTAATTTGTCCATCAGCAAAATAATCAGTGCCTATAATATCAGATGCAATCTGAACTTTTATTACTTGTAATATTTTTCTAGAAACATTAACTGCACCATTAGAAATACTTATTGACTGCTCTCTAATAGCATCTTGAGTATCTATTTCAATACTACCGCCAGCAAAATAATCAATATTTGGATCTCCATTTTTTAATTTTATGCTTAAAATTTTACTTGCTGGATTTTTTAATTTTATAGAAACATTATTAGTGCTTACAGCTTCTTCTACTACTGCTCCAAAAGCATCAAAATAATATCTTTCATTTAAATCATATCCAGTATCAAAAATTGGATTAACCCAAAATTCTATTGTAGCTTGTTTTTTAGTATCTAAGATGCCATCATTAGGAATGATTAGCGGATCATCTAGAAGGACTAAACTATTTCCAAAATTTTCATTTACAACTAAAGCAGATTGAAAATGTTTATTTAAATAATTTGTAGTTTTATAAAAATCTGCATCATTTGTAAAAGGATATGAATCAAAATTCATTAATACTAATGTATTATTATCTTTTGTTAATGGCTTTAGAGAATTAAAATCTTTAGTTATAGATCTTTGATTTTGTGGAATACTTTCGCCTATTCTAGTATCAGTTAATTTTGTAGAATATATTTTAACTTGATCTAAAATTGAATTTATTTGACTTGAACCATTAAAATCACTTCCTATAAACATAGGAGAATTAATTGAACTAATTTTTATTTGCAAATATGTTTGATATTCAATATCATAAAAGCCTTTAGATAGCAAATATCCTTGACTTGGAAGATAGCTGGATTCAAAAATAAAGAATCCATTTTCAAAACCACTTCTAGAGTCGGTAACCTTTATTATTTGATAAATGCCATTACTAAAGCTAGATAATGGTAGAGTAAATGCTGGAACTGCAGAATCTAAAGTTAATGTTTTCCTGTCAAAAGATACATCTATTATTTTATAATATCCAGCTACTTCTGGAGGAGAATTAATTACTAAATAATTGCCGATTTCAGACCCATTAAATAATTTAGTATTATCAGTTACAGTATAACCATCATTAGAATATAGGTCTATACCTGAATTTGCTGTATAAGCATATTTTATTAATCCGAACAATGTACTAGATTCTGGCTGAGTAATAGAATACTTTTCTTTACATTCTAAAACGACTGCATTTTTATTAATATCTATTGGTTTAACTGAAATCTTAACATAATTAGTTTTTAAATATTTATTTGTAAAATCTACAGTTCCATAATCACTAAATGTTATAGTTTCACTAACTGTATTAATTCCAACTAGACCTTCAATTGTTACAGTAACTGGAGAAGAGAAGTCAACATTATTTCCACTAATTGTTGCACTAATTGTTCTGCCATTTTCAGAGTTTGATGGTGGAAATACATCTAAATTATTAGAATCATATATTCCTCCAGATAAAGTTGCATTAGAACTATTTATTATGGTCGATGGTAAAATAATTTTTTTAATTGCAACATCGTCAAAAGAAATTGGAGCTGGCATTTTTGTTGTAATAATGTTACTTGTATTATTTGACCACATATAGTATTTGTGTTTTACTAATCTGTGATTTAAACCTAATGTATTAATAATTATTAAATCATTAGCAAATAAATTATTAGAAATTGTAATGTTATTATTACGATTTACATCTTTAAAAATAGAATATGATGGAAACAATGCTCTAGTGCCTGGTATTTCAATTGCAGTATTATTAGAATAAATTGTGAAATTAGCATTTGTTAATGATACTGGCAAATCATCTGTAATTGTTATAGAGTTTGATGAAACTCCAATAATATTATATGTTAATTCTAAAGAAGGGTCTTCAATTCTTATTAAATCACCAGCAGATACACCTAGCATATCAAAATCTTTAGAAAGAGATGTTACAATATTTGTTCCAGAAACTGTAGTTAAATCTGAACCTAAAATAGCCGCAGGAACTCTACTAACAGCAATATTAGAAGAGATGTCAATATCTGAATTTACTACAAAAGAAGTCCTATTGACAGAATATCTGCCATTAGAAATAGTTAATGGCATTACACTATTTAAAGTTAGTGTTTGACCATTTATTCCAGTAATAGTATATCCTGAAACATTAAAACCATCTTCATCAATAAAAATTTGATCACCAATAGAAATATTATATGCACTAAAATTTATAGAAGAAGTTACAGTATTAGTATTTATAGTAGTTTTTAAATCTATTGAACTTATAATATCTTTATTATTTAATCCTAATATTTCTTCTGAACTTATTGTTCTAAATTTTTGATGTAAATATGGCTGTAATTTTTGAGAGTATTTTATTATATTTGGTACTTCTAGTCCGTCAATAAATAGATGCATTTCATCTTGGCAATCTCTATTATTTAATTTCCATGAAGCCGCAATATGATGTAATTCCCCAGATTTCCAATTAGATACATCTGCACTAATTGAATATGTATTTTTGTCTTTATCGAATACTTTAAAATTAAAGTAACCGGAAACATCTTTAAATAGAGATAATCTATTTATATTTTTTTCTTCTCCAAGATCTAAAAGATAATGATCTATATCAGATAAAAATGTTATTGTTTGATCTAGTAATCCATTGCCTATAATAGAAAAATTAATTAAGCTATTTCCAGAAAAAATGTTTAAATTAGCTGGCGTAGGTACTTCTAAACTTTTAGAATCATAAAATGATCCATTTGAACTTATTTTAAATTTATAGTTATAAGACAATCCATCAACATATCCATCAATTACTTGAACATACCATCTATTAAAACTTCCAGAAATATCTTTATCATAATAAATAAATACTCCATCCTTATTAGTATTTGGAGATCCAGATAAAATATCTTTTTTATTTATTGTAAATTTTCTATTTTTTATAGTAGGATGGTATTCAGATGCTCCTATAAAAACTTTTTTGCTATCAATTAAATTGTTATTATAATTAACTTCAAAAGTTAATGTTGCATCATTATCTAAACCATTCCATTCAGGCGATATCCAAGTTTCAAAAGTACCTTCTTCTAATCTTAAGTTAGATGATGCGGGTAAACTTATAGTTTGATTTTCTGAATTAATTAAAACACCATTATAATATTTTGCTGGCAACAAATTAAATTCACCTGTTGTTTTAACACTTGATGGATTTAATACGCTAGATCCCAATGACCAATTTTCAAAAGCCGATTCAATAACTTGCGGCTCAATATGTGATATGGTTTTTCCAATATTTTTTATAGCACTTAAAGTTGGACCTTGAATAAATGAAGACATTGCTGCTGTCAATGAATCACGATATCTTTCTCTATCAAATGTCAAATCAACATTTGTTAATTCTGGTATATTAACTAGATTGCCAAAGTTTTTTAATAAAGCATCTCTTAGAGCGCCTACTTTATAACTTGCATAGTATCCTGTATTTGCTGATACTGTTGTGCTAGATCTAAAATCAATTACGTTATCACCATATTCATAACTAACTAATATTTCATCTGAAAGATATGAATAATCAATAAATAAATCTCCTTTATTATAATCAACAATAATTCTTGATAAATTTTCAATAGTAAAATTATAAATTACATTAACTAATTGTCCTGCAGCTGGCGCATTAACTCCTGATAAAATCAATTTAGCAGGCTCTCCAGGAACAATATAGCCTGAATTATCCCACAATTCAGCTGAGTCGCTTACTCTAATTACATTAAAATTAAAAGATATATTTGGTGATAAATATGTAATATTTTCATTTAATTTAATAAAATAATTAGTTCCATCAAATTCTATAGGATACAATACTTCTTTATAATAATTATTTACAGTAATATTAAAGTTATTTGGTTCAGAATAATTTGCAAAATTAATTGGATAATTATTATTTATTAAATCATCAAATTCAAAAAGACTTCTTACAAATTTAACTTGATTAGTTACACCTGGAACAAATTGAGCATCAACAAAAGATCCTACTGAACCATTTAATATTTGATAAAAAGATTCTGTAACATTATTTAAAGAATCTTCATCTGAATATTGTAATTGATCTGGTATAACATATCCATCATTAAATGATATATAAGAAATTTGTTTATTTTTTATAGATAAAGGGTCTATTTGATAATAAACATCATCAACACTAATAATGTGTGGATTTATAAGCGATATTCTATCGCTTTTATAATTTATAGTGCCTATATTATTATCTTGTGTATTTGATACTGCGCAATAAATAATTCCATTAATATAATCAATGCAATATTCTCCAATATCTTTTAAATTATCAATATTGGCTTCTACTAGCTGATTTTTATCAAACCATTTTTCTATAGCAAAAATATCAATTTTAGAAAAAGACACACTAGTATTTATAGATGATCCAAATGCATCTTCAGTTGCAGCGATAATATTATTATTCTTTAATAAAATTTTAAAGACTTTTAAAAATGATGAGTTTGTAATAAAGCTATCAACAAATAATAATTCATTACTTACGTTATTAAAAGATACTTTTTCTGATTTTTTATTTTGAATATTTGGCGCATTAAAATATTTAATATAAATTTTATCAGAATCCCATCTATCAATTACATATATTTCACCAGTAGTTTCATTATATACTTGAAATACATTAGTTATTGGAGTATTCTTTACTTTAATTGCATTTAAAGCTACAATTCTATTTTCAATTCTTTCTGATAAAGCTTCTTTATGAACTTGAGCATCATAGTCAATTCCTGGTACTAATACTTGCTCATAATCAAATTCAATAAAGCCTGGATTATTAATTAAATTACCAATTGGCAATGCAACAATATCATAAGTTGTATTATCAAAAGTATAATCCTGATCTTGTTTGAATGTATATTTGTATTTATAAGTAGCTAATGGTGGATATGGTCCAGTACCATCATTTTTAAAATCTTCTCCATAGACATAAACAGTACCAGTACTATAATCAATTGAATATTGTCCTGGCATACTTGGCAAACCATTTAATCTAAATGGTATTTCATTTTTGAATGCAGGATGAATACCGTTTGGTGGCTGATTAGGATCAGTAAAAGTTATGCCTGCAAGATCTGGTATAGTCCCACTATTATTAACGATAGGGGCATGTTTTAAATTAAAAACATTAATAATTGGTGGCAAAACTTCTCTAATAGAATTGTAAAATGTATATGATGTAACAGAATCGGAACTAACAATTAATCCTAAATTTTTATATTCATATTCAATAGATACATTAATAATGTTGTTAATATCAAATAAAGGATCTGATATGATTTGATCATTTAATTTAATTTGATTATTATTTAATAATGGATAAGTAAACCCATACTCTTGATCATATTTAGAATCAAAAATTTGATATCCTAAATTTTCAATATTATATTTATATATTGGTGTTGCAGAGTTTATTGTAAAAATTATGCTATTTACTTTAATAATAGGTAATTTATTAACATTTAATATTAAATCATTTATATTAAATTTACCATTTTCATTAATACTATCTGGGGTTAATATTTCTGTATAGCTTTCTTTTTGTAAAGAAATAGGATAGAATGGGGCATAACTTAAAGTAAATTTTTTATGAGCAGAAGTGCCTGCTGGTGTTAATCCAACTCTTATTATTTCATAAGCGCCTTCTTCAGATAACCTATCATATGGTCCATCGCCTCTGACTATTCTTTCATCAACAATATTTGTAGATAAATAGTTTTCATTTTTTACTTGGCGTATATCATATAAAGCTCTAGCTAAATTTTTAGATAAAGATCTAACATATGATCCAACAACAGTTGTATCGTCATCAATATTATATATATTATCTTTAAAATAATTTTTTAAATTTGACTGTATTGGATTTTCTGGTTCAATTGGAGCGATAAAATAATATTTATTATTAATTCCATCTTCTAATAGTTTAGACTCTCCATTTATAGAAATAAAAGGATATTTATTTGTTGATTTAAGCTCTAAATAATAACTTGCAAAACTAGAAAGCGGCAAAGATGTAATCTCTAAATCTTTTTTATTTACTGAAATAGAAATAGTTTGCGAATCTGGGACATTAATAGTGTTTGATTTAATTAAAACATTTGATACAGTTAAATTAGAAGTTAAATTATCAGTAAAAGATACTGTAATTGATGTACTGCTATTAATTTTTACATTAACTATTCTTAAATTTTCCATTATCTAGTCTCTGTGTTTACAATTACGTTATTAGAAACAAAATATTCGTCTTTTTGTGCAGTTAAAGTTAAAACTTGACCTGTAACCCCTGTTTTATTTAAATAAACAACTCTAGCTCTAGCTACACCGCTAACACCTTGAGCTATATTTATTAATGTAATTTGATCTATAACAGCTGCAAGAGTATTTGAATTTAAAGCTGTAGATAGTTGATCTTTTACGCTTTGAATAACAGTATTAGATACTCCTAATGATGATTCTGATATAACTATATTCATAGTTAAATCAATTAATATTGGTTTTGCCTGGCGTACTAATACGTCGGCATTGATTGGTCTAGAGTTTTCTACATTAAATGTAACATCTGATATAATTTTATTATAGTTATATTCAATAGATATTCTTTCATTTGGTTTTGGAGCTAAATAGTCATAAAATACTGTATATCTTGCCCCAATATTTGGTTGATTAATAGTATTGAATGTTAAACGAGATGATAGTGATGATTTAAATCCGCTATTAACAAATATTTTATTAAATAATATAAATTTTTTGTTACTATAAAGAGTGCCATTTTTAGTATATGATAAATTTTCAGAATCATTTTCTGTAGTGTAATAAAATGTTACCCTTAACCTGTCACCTAGTTTTGGTAAATTTTGAGAATCTGTTGTTGAAGTATTATTATTTGTAGATGGTAATACAAATTCTAAATTTTGTAATGAAGAATCTGCTATAAAATCTTCTAAATAAAATGAATTTTCTTGTAATTTAGTATTTTTTAAATCATATTCATTTAATATGCTTAATATTTCATCACTGCTATTATTAATAGTAGTAACTTTTTCTAATTTACTTATTCTTACAAGTTTTATATTAGATGGAATTGATGCGTTAGAGCTTAATCCTAAAGATTTTCTCACTGCTTCAGATAAGTTTAATTTTAAACCTGTATTAGTTGCTGTGAAAACAGCATTAGCTACTTTAGTAATAGAAGTGCCGCTTACTGTTATAGTTCCAGAATTAATTACTTGATCTGTTAAAATTGAACTAATTCTAGGTGTAGATTGTTTTAAATTAATATATTCATAATATAAAATAAAAGCTAAATCATTTTCTTCAGCTAAAATATCTGATGGTAAAATTAATTGATTATTATCAATATCTATTAAACCATTGCTATTCCATATTTCTTTTCCGTCTAATAATCTAATAATACAAATTTGATTTTTATTAATAGAATTTAATGAGTTATTTATTACTATAGTATTATTAGATAAATTATAACTTACAATATCATAAATACCATTATTAATACTACTGCTATCATATATTTTAATTTTTTTATTATTTATATCTAATAAAGTTGAAAAATCTACTGACATGCTACCAATGATAGCAGAACTGCCATTTTCAACAATATATCCATCATTTACTGCAAATAATTCAGAGTCTGTATTAGGCTCTAGTACTGAAAAAGATAATCCAGTTTGGCTTTCAAAATTATTTAATTTTATAAATAATTTTTGATTTAAACTATTTTTGTTAACCTGATCAATTCTATACTTAATCAATTTATTTTGATAAGTAAATGGCTGAAATCTAGATTTATCTGTAGCATAATAAATGGCTAAAACTTTATCTAAAGTAGTGGGTGAATTATAGCCACTTAAAATAAGCTGATAATTTCCATTATCTCCATTTATAATGGTTCCAGGATAATCTGAATTCCATAATTCATAACCATCAGATAATCTAACTAAGGATAAAATCTGTGACTGATCTAAAGAATAATCTTGAGATGAAATATTTAAATCAATATAAAGTTGATTACTAGTGTTTAATTTTACACTTTGAAATTCTCTTTTTGAAATATTTGAAATATTAACATTATTAAATCCTAAATTATTTGATAGTAAATATCCATTTCCAGATCTACTAGCAGGTAATGAGGAAATAGCAGATGAATATAATTGATTTGTATTTGCTATATAAGATACTAATAATCCAACTGTGTTTGCAGTGCTATCAACTTGACTAGATGGAATATTAATTTGTGTTCCAGAAGAATTTCCTACTGAATTATTTTGATGATAAACATCTTTTGAATTAAATCTTACTGTAAGCTTATCGCCAACATTAGCAGGAGTATCTATTGGTAAAACTATTGATGTACTATATACTAAATTTACTCCCACTACTTCTGAACTGTTAGTAAATGTTCCATCTTGTTGTGCCGTAAAATATACTTCTGTATCTGAATGTTTTAATTTTACAGAATCAATAGTATCAATTATTGCTGGTAATCTTTCTAATTTTATAGATAATCTTCCAGTAAAAATACCAGATGTAACTATACTAACAATAGCATCTGCCTCTTCAAATTGATTTGCAGAAACTACTGTTGATATTGGGTGAATAGCATTTCCAACATAAAAATTATTAGTAGCATCTAGTTTAAATAAAATATATTCATTTTTAACTTTTGAAGAAAATCCCCAATCAATGCTATCTACTACATTTCTAATATTAGATGTATTTTTTAAACCATCATAATCTGAATATTGATCATATTCAACAGTCCAATTATAATCTACTTGTAAAACATCTGTCTGTACAGGTAAAGTATTTCCTGAAATTTTAATTCTTCCAGAAGTATTTAGTCCTGATGTGCTGTCTAAATTTTGACTAACAACAATATATCTTTCACCAGTGTTGACATTAAATACTCTAGTAACATTACTTGCTGGAGTATGTAATAATTTAATTATAGATCTATCAGATGTAACTTCACTATCTTCATTAACTATAGGTATTATTTGTTGAGCCTTAGGTATTTCTAATAAGCCTGTAAAACTTGTAGGATCTTGTCCATTATTTTGACCTTTTACTCTTTCATCTTGAAATAATGAGATTCTATCTGAAACCCAGTGTATAGAATCAAATCCCCAAGGAGACCCATTATATACTCCTGTATCTTTTAAGAGTTCATAATTTCCAGATATTCTACCGTAGGAATCAACAGTTTTTTCTGCAAAATTAGAACCACTTATAGACCCTGTAATTTGTAATATTTTATTTACAGGCTGTTGTGGTAATTGATTATTTGCAATATTATCTATTCTTTTTCTATTAATTGTTTTATTTTCATCTCCAGCAATTTGACCCAATATAAAATCATTTTTTGAATCAGTTGGATCATTATTATTGCTTTTATCTTGATAGATAAATGAATCAGTATTTTGTTGTAAAAAATTACCTAATACTACAATATCTACTTTCCCACCAGTACCTTCATTAATAATTGTCTTTGAACCATCAGCATTAGTAATTGTTTCAGTTCCATCTCTAGTCATTAATGGATCACCTGGCTCTATTACTGCTGCATCTATAACGCCTGTAGTAGCTAAAGCAATATTTTGATAACCTAAAACTGTACCTACACTAGAACCACTAAATGTTGATAATACACGACTTCTAAAAGATGCATCTGATTCTTGGTCAGTTCCACCAATAAAAGAGTTTATATTTGTTACATTAGATATTCCTGGAATATTTGTTCTTTTCAGTGTAAATTTTCCAATATTACCAACTGTCCCAGATGTAGAAGAAATTACTGTAACTTCAAATGCTAATGTGTCTGAAATTCCAACTGAATATAATTCATTTCTATATTTGGCTGCAACTGATTTATAATAATTAATTGATGCTGGAAGTATAGAAACCCCATTGACAACACTAAAGGTCAATCCACTATTAGATGTAATAGTGTCTCCTTTATTAACATTTATAGGTGAATTTAAAGAAGAAAAGGTCAATAATGCTACGCCAGTAGATTTATTAGATTGTTGTCGTGCAACTCCGAAATTTTTTGCTAATTTATCTAAATCAGTACCAGATACTAGTCTTAATGACTGTTTATTTGCTACTCCTGCCAATTCATCATACAATAATGCAATTTGACTAGCTGGAGCATCAATAAATAAATCTCTAGACACAGTTCCTGGTTTAGTATCTAAATCAGGCTGTGTAAGCTTAAAAAAATCTATTAAATTTAATATTATTTCATTGACGCTTCTAATAGAGACCATATTTATTTCCTACATATATTATATATTATAACGTAGATACTCTAAAAGCTGTTGTAATTGGCTTAAATCCTTTACTTACAGCTTTAATTTTTACTTCAAATAATCTTGGATCATTTGGGTTTCTTGTAACTAATATATCTAAAATTGCGCCAAGTTGTTCGTCAGCACTAACTCTTTGCAGACTTTTCATCTGTAAATCTTGTAATTTTTTTAAATTTTCTAAAGCAGAATTTAATTGTGATTTAGAAATTTGAATTAAAACATTTGTATCTGTTGCACTTCCGACTATACTTCTTGACAAAAAAGAGCCATACCATGGATGTAATGGATTTGTTCCAGCTGTAGTTAAGCAAAGTTTTAATATATCTTGAATAAGTTTTTCGCTATCTACAACTTTCTTTAAATCACCATTATCAATGGCAATATCTCCTCTATTTATTTTGATATCGAACGACATTTTTACCTTATATAATGTCGAATTATTAGATATTATTGATTTTTATTAAGATTAATATAATCTTTAATTATTTTATCCATAAGATCATAAAAAACCTTAACATTTGTTGTTAAATCTTTTAAAGCAACATCAATTGTTGGTTTTTTATCGGGTAATTGACCAGATAATCTACTAAATTTCTTAGCCCTTGCAAAGGCATCGTCATCTAAAAATCCTAAAAGGCTTTCTTTAGGCATTATATATAGTGCCCCTAAAATAGCAAAAACGTCACATAAACCAAATCCGCTAAATTCTCCCATAATAATTTCAATTTTTTTCAAATAAGCACTAATTTTATTTAAATCACTGTTTCTAATTTCAGATAGTTTATTTTTTTGTTTTAAAGCTGTGTTTTCAAATCCATCAGAAGTTTCAAAAACATTTTCAACCTTTGAAAAACTATAGCTAGAAACATCAGGAGAGCTTGATTTGAGTAGTTCTATATTAAAATTTTTTAAATCAGAAAGTAATGTAGATTTAATAATTTCTTTATCTTTATCTGTTGTAAGGTATGATAAATCTTTATCTATAAAAATACCCCTAAATACATCTCTAACGCCACATCCAAACTCTGGACCATTTGTATTTGGTATTGGTAAACAATAATAATTACTCTGAATTGATTTAACGCCTTTAATAGCTGTATCCAATTCTATTGCCATAGCTCTTATTATATTTATATGATAAATAAATCTTTGTTTTTCCTCGTATCCATATAAATTTCCAGAAGAAATATCATTTAATATTTTTTCATCTTTAATTGATTCTATTTTTTTAATAGCATCAAGAGTTGACTGTAAATAATCTCCCGAATTAGCCGCTTGATTTCCATTATTAAATCTGTTTATAATAATTAATTCTATATAAGGTCTTTTAGTATAAAAATTTTCATTTACTTTTAAAAAAGAATCATCTGGCAAAAATGGAATTGCAATTTTCTTTTCTGCTGGACAGGTAATATCTATTCTAGGATCTACAATAAATGGTTTAATAATATGAAATCTTTGCCGAAGTACTTCTTTTATAAATTTTTCTTTTGGCTTATTATTAAGCTCATCTACATAATTTGAAAAATCTACATTGCTATTTTTGCCAACTATAGATTTTGTATCTATTTTATAAGAAAGGTCAGATAATGAAAAATCTTTAGGATCAATATTTTTTAAACAATCAGAAAAATTTCTTAAATTTACAGAAGACAATGCAAGAACTCCTGCTTCAACTGAATTGTTATTAAAAAATGAATTTAATATAGTATTATAATAACTTTCTCTAATAAGTGATAGGTTAAGAAATCCATCTAACTGATCATTAGCAATATTTGCTTTTTTTTGGGATGTTATCTCTTTTTTTTCTTGATCTTTAGCATAGTAAATATCATGTCCTGGGTTATAAATTCCTTTACTTTTAGAAACTACTGGAAATCCAATGATTCTATAAAATGCATGACATCTACTTTCTTGAGCAGAAGTTTCAGGTTTTAATTGTTTTTCTTTATCAGAATCATTATTTAAATTTATACCATTTTCACCATTAAAATTATTTTCAGTAAATTTAGTTAATTTACTTTGATTTTCAATAATATTAATATTACTTCTTATATTATTTATTCCTAAACCATTATCTGGATAGAAAAAATCTCTATAAATTTTTTCTATATTTAATTTTATATTTTGTGTATTTTTTGAAATAACACTTTTCTCTGTCATTAGATGCCATCCTTATTTTCATCAGAAATATAATCTCTTCTTGGCTGGACTCCATCAGAAGTATCTACCTCTGCAACAGGCACAACTACTGGACTATAGACAAATTCATAATTAATTTCTTGTAAATCTCTTGTTGGTTGAATATTTATATCTGCAGGAATATTATTAGTACAGAAAATGTTATTATCAAATGAAATCATTAAAGTGCCTTTGCCAGGATTACTGCTAGTAATATTGGCATTAAATGCATTTACGCCATCATATGTAAATTTACTCACTTCACCAAAAGTAGTATGAGCTTTTAATTTACTAATTAAACAATCAGCTACATCACTAGATAGCCCAGATGTTAGATTTGCTCCATTCCTATCTTTGATACTTACTGTAATTTTTATTAATTGAGTAGTGAATTGTACAGATGGACTAATTGTAAAACTGCTCTTGCAAGGATCAAATCCAACTGTAATAAGCTCACATAATGCTGTTACACATTCATTTTCTAATTTAGATAAACATAAATTAGATGTTGATGCAAACTCTGCAAGACCATCTAATGATATGTTATTTCTTAATGTATCAACAGATGCTATTAAGCAGTCTGCGGCTCCATTTGTATCTGGTAAGGGAATAGAGTTTGCTATTTGTAATTTTAAAGAAATATCAGCGGCAAATGCATTATTAACAAATGTCTTTGCGAAAGATAATTCTGGACTACAACTTGCAGTAATTAAATTTTTATTTAATAAAGCTGTTATGTTGGGCTTGAAAGTATATTCAATATTTTCAAATAAATAACCATCAGTAGGAGCTAATACTGGATTATTTGATACATGATCTTGTTGATGTAAAAATGAGTTCAAACCATATTTAAAATCAGGTATTAAAGTTTTTCCGTCGTCTTCATATGCTGTTCCTCCTGATAAATTTAGAACACCACTTGTAAAAAAATGAAGTACATTATTATAGTCTTTATAATAAGATCGTGTTGGATACAATACAATACAATCTTTAATCCTTATATACCTGGATGCCCCCGTTCGACCCCAAGCATTTGGATTATAAAACAATCTTAAATTTACTGTATATGCAGCCTGTTGAGGATCTGTATTTTCAGAATATACTGTATCAGTTGGGAAAAATACTGGTTTTTTTGTCATTTCTTCTGTAAGAGTAACATCAAAAGCATCGACAATATTAATAAATTTCTGCTCTATTAATTGTTGTGAATCATATAGTTGCCAACTTTCATTTCTAACAACTGTTTCTAATGTTTTAATTCCAATATTAGTTGTTTCAATTACTTTATTTAAGTATTGAAATGTACCAGTATTTCTAGTATATGGATTTTTAACTATTGCAGGACATACATCTGGTGTACAGCAGTCGTTACCATCATCACATGGAGGTAAAGCAAATGCTAAACTAAGCATTTCTTTAATTATATCAAAGATAGCGGTAAATATAGAAAATATTACAAATATATTTTGAAAAACACATAAAGTGTCTCCAATTTTTTTTATAATAGCTAGTGTTGCCTTTTCATCTCCGAAAGCTGCAGCATTTCCAAGCATTTTAAAGTTTTTTATCAATAATTTTATTAATTTTTTAATTTGGTCTTTAACATATTTTATTATTGACAATAATAAACCAAGTAGTGATATTAAAACTAATATTAATGCTAAAACTGGAAATAAATTTAAAAATTGAGGAATACAATCTCTAAATAATTTAGTCAATGCTTTAACTAATTTAATTGGGTTTGGAATTGCACATAATACTTCAATAATACAAATAACTAAATTAAGTAATGGTAAAATTAATTTATAGAGCATTAAATATGGAGAAATTTTCTCCATTATGCTCATAACTCCGTCCAACAAATCTTTAGTGTAATTATAACTAGGATGAGGCTTTAAAGTTCCTGGAGGCATTATAAGTTGAACATTTTGAAAAATTTCAATTAAATCTTCAGGAAAACCTTCAGCTGCTTCATTTAAATTTGGAGTCTTTAGTGGAAAAGGCACTCCAAATCCAGGCATCGGAGGAATTGTTGGCGCATCTGGAATTTCCAGGGATATTGGGTCACAAGGGCACATAGTATTATTTATATATCAGGTTATTTTATTTCTCCAGGAATTTCAGATTCTAATGGTCCTACTGCGCCATCATCTAATTGTAAATTTTCTTCAATTTCTTCAATAAAACTATCTGTTAAACTTTCTATTATTGAATTAATTTTTTCAGAATCTACACTTTCTAAATTATGATATTTAATCACATTTCCAGCTAAATTCCATAAGCCATTATAAACATCATCTTTTAATTGATCATAATTGTATTTTTCTAAACTATCTTCTGGCATAGACCCAATTGTATAAAAAATTGCAGTAGATAATTTATTTAATCCTTGATCTTTAGCCTCTTGAGCTTGCAATAATAATTTGTTATAAGCAATTTTATTAAATTTTTTCATAATATACCTTATATGTGACCACCAAATATTTTTTGAACGCCTCTGCCTTGAATAGTACAATTTTCAACATCAATATCTAATGATGCGCCTTTAAATTTTATATCACCACGAGCATATATATTTAAATTACCAGGTGTAGTTAAAGTTACTCCATTATCGTCTATCCGTAACATAGTTATATTTTTACCGCTATCAAAAACTCTTAAATCTAAAACTGCGCCAATTTGATCATTATTTTTAGTTACAAATCTACTATCGCCTTCTACTCCAAATCCGCCTATTTGAAAATATACGTTTCCATTCATAGATATTGCTGCACTTGCATTATTGTTATCTCTTCCAATATTTGCAATAATACCGCCAGCAGTATCTAACCATAATGATTGACGGTCTACTGTATTAGCTCCAATGTTCATTTCAATAGAACCATCAAAATTTATAGAACCGCTTCTACCGCCAGCATTTGCATTTTCACCTGATATTTGAATTGTATCACTACAAACAGAATCAATTAACGGAACATTGCTAATCATGTAATTAATAAATTCTTCATCTATAATATATTTAAAAAAATTAGATGAGCTAGAAAAAGGATTGGACGGTTTAGCATTTGTAGAAGAGTGTGCATAACAAGTACTTAAAATATCATGGTAAGCTGTTCCATGTTTTATATGCACGCCTTCAAATCTTCTATCTTGTAATGCAATAACGGTATCACCATCTTTTACAGTAATAGAGCCAGGAGAATTAGTAAAACTTTTACCTAAATTTAATTTAGGTCTAGCAAAAGAGTCATGTACAATATCTAATAAATCTTTTCTATAAATTAATTCATTAGGACTTTGTTCATCTGTTTCAGCCGCATCAATAGTTGAATAATTTTCATATCTAGTTAATAAAGGTATATTTCCTGTTTCACTAGAAGCTGGTACATTCAATTTAAATTGACCTTCTTTGTCTATATCTATAAAAAATCTACTACGATTCCTTCCGTAATCAGAATTTGGGAATGTTTCATCATATCCAAATAGATCTGAAAAATCACCTAACTTATTATTTTTTATTTTTAAATCTTTTCTTGCATTTATCTCAAAATGATAAGCAATACTTTTTCTTTGAAGCTCTCTAATTTTTAAATATGACTCTGATAAATTTTTACTAATTTTTGTATTTAATGTATTTTCATTTTCACCAATTGGTAAAGGATATCTATTTATATCTAAAATATTTCCAAAGATATCTACCACAGTTCCTTTAACTGTCTCTATTAAATAATTAGGATATGTTAAAGTTAAACCAAGCGTATCTGCTTTGCTTTTTCTTCTATTAATTTCAATTATAGAAGAATCAACTAGACCAGAAGAAGAATAAATTGAAGATTCATCTAAATCATTTGTTATAGATGAATTATCTTGAAATTCATAAATAATTTCTCTATTTTCTACTAGTGGTGGATTTTTTTCTTTTCCTGATATCAAAGAATTTGGCGACAATGTAGGATCTAATGAAATAATTCTATAATTACTATCATAATCATCATCATTAATTCTATTATTTAACGTCCAATCACTGTCTATAGCACTATCTCTACGTTCTCTTTTTATAAGACCTATAAAATTTCTAGAAGCTTGTGTAAAATAATTTACATCTTTAAATCTTGTAGATAAAAATTCATTTTGAGAATTAATATAAACATTATTAAATTTAGAACCTAAATAAATATCACTATTTTCTTGATTAAGTGTAATTCTAGCATTGTCATTTGCATATAGTAATAACTCATTAGGCTTTAATGATGGAATTTGGGTTCTATTTTCTGGCAAAAATGAAACAAATCGATAAGTATGTGGAGCCTCTACTCCTACTACAACCGGAGTTCCTTCTACAGGAGGCGCTCCAATAAATAATCCAGCACTATCTGGACTAAACTGATTGCTAAATGTTAATGGATAGCTAACTTCTATTTCTTGGTCAAGAACAGAGGTTGTTTTATCTCCTGAGTAATATGGTGATCCTGTTAATTTTACTTTCATACGATTTGTATTAAAATCGTATTTAGTAATTGCTCCAGTTCTTAAACTTCCGAACGGAGGGTCAAAAATTTGAGGATCTGTATTATATGGCATAATTAACCGTTATTTTTAATTTTTTGATCAGGTGGAAGAGGTTTTACTTCAATCCAACAATCTACTATATATGAGAATAATGCATTGCGCAACTTATCTCTTTCTTTTTTAATTTTTTTAGGACTGTTAGTATCAGAAGAGTTTTGCTGCTCAGAATCATTGGGGGCAGTAGATGAGCTTATTTCAGAACTATATTTTTGATTAATATTTCTAGTAAAATCCCAAGCTTTTTGAGATGGAGATCTATTATCTTTTTCTGATGAAATATCTACAGCTAAAACTGAAATAGATTTTGCTGGTAAAGGAGTGAATTTAGTTTGACCTATTTGCTTAAATTGTACAGCAGAATCTACTGGAAATTGTGATAAAATTGTTTTTATATAATTTGCAAAAGAATCTAATTTATCATTTACTTTACCTAATTTGCCATCATAATAAATTCTTATTGCAACAGAAGCTTCTATATTATTTCCTATACTGCTATTTTTATTTACAATGTAAGCTGCTCTTTGAGATAACTCTAATATTGTTTTAGAATTTGATGGTCCATAAGATTGTCCATTTATTGATGATTCATTATTAAAATTGTCTGATGGTTGATTAGAATTTGGATCAAAAATTATACAGCCTATATTGGTCTCATTAAATGAGCTAGTATGCCTTTCAACTCTAAACTCAGAAGCCTGACTATTATTATATAATAATTTACCTATAATATCTGATGTAGTAGGAACGTACTCTCCTGGAGCACGACCATATGATAAATTTAAAGTTGTAGTAAAGTTGCTTCCTTCACCATAATTATGACTAACTGAAGTTACATAAAATAATAACCCTCTGTTTTCTAAATAGACTACTTCTCCAGGTTGCATATATTCATTGCCAATAATTGTTACGTTTCCTCTTAATATATCCTTTCTAGCCATATTAAGCAAAGATACTGCATATGGAGCACATTGCACTTCAGGATTTGATAAAAATGGAGCTTTAACAGTAGCTGGCTCATGCCATCCATAATTTCTCCATAGATCATAATCTATTGCAATTGCTGATACCATACCGTTACCACCTTGTGGAAAGCTTGCCAATCCTTGAGGTAGTCCACCAGGACTATATTGATTGAGTACTCCTTGTACTTCTACATAGGTATGTGATGGTGGATTTTCTTGTATTCTATAGCTTAAAATTTGACTATTTTTAATAATATATCTTTTTCCTGATCCTGGACCGTAATCATCATAACTCTCATCCTCAATCATATGCTCAAACACTTCTGGAACTTCATTATTTCCATATGTTCCAGAAGTTAAAATATCATTTGCAACTGATTGATCATTGTCTAATGATGAAAATTCTGCTGAATTTTTTAAAGTAGAATAAAATAATTTAATTACTTTATGTCTTTCTGATAATTTAGATGCTAAATCTTGAGTTATTTTAAATAAATCTATATATTTTGTATTAACTTTAATATTAGGAAAATTTTCTGCATTTTCTTTATTTATAAAAATATAACTATCTTTTCCTATTTTTTGTCCAGACTTATCTTCAATTCTACGAACTAATTGCTGTATATATGCATCAGACTTTTCATCTCTTGTTGAAAAATTTGAAATATTTATAAGTTGACCATTTACTGTAGATTGTTTAGTTTGTAAATTTTTTGATATAGAATCAATAGTAGATTTAATAAAATTATATCTTTGATAATTACTAAATATATCTCTAGTATTATTAGATTGTTCATCTATTACAGAAAATAATGGTGAAGATTTTGCATTAGGCATAGCTTGTGCTTTTAATGTGTCTAAATTTGCAATTACACCTGTACTATCAGAAATAAATTTAAATGCTGTTCCTTGATTATCAAAACCAGAAAGGAAATTTTGAGCATCTGTATCATCAATTTTATCAATAAAAGCGCAATCTAATCTTATTTGATCTTCTATTATTTCTAATCTGTCTCTTAATGCAGATAATTTATTTTCAAACAAATTATTTAAAAAGTCAGGAAATACTTGTATTCCAAGAGTTTTCTTTTGGTACATCATTTTGTAAAAAATAGAACTTGGCATTCTATTATATTGTGGCATTCTAGCTCTAATATGACCTTGAGTATCACAGAAAACTTCTAAGTTTAATACTTGTGCTGCTGATAAAACTTTACTTTTAACATCCATATATTGATTATTATATAATCTAATAGACTCAAGCTCAGAGGTAAAAGCTCTGATATCATAATCTTTATCATAAGAGTCATCTACAATAAACAAATTTTTATCTTCATTAGCTCTAACATTATATGACATTCTTCTAGTTATATAATTAAGCTGTCTTCTTAAACTTCTACGAGTTAATGGAGATGCCAGCTTTCCTTGTTCTGTTTTTGGATCAAGAAACTCATCAAAATCAAATGAAATATCATCTCCATTTTGTACAAAAAAAGATTTATTTTCATCTCTTAAATTTTTTAATAGTCCTTCAATTTCACTATTTAAACTTGTTAGTTTATTCGCAACTTTTACTTGATTTTCTTGGTTTACTTGTTTATTAAGAGCTTGAAGAGTGTCATCAGCAAAAGTTAATCCAGATATAGCTGCATCTAGTTGTAATTGAGTAAGCTCTTGTAATTTACTTTCTAAATTTTTACTATTATTTATTATAGAATTTAATGCTATTTGTGCTCCAGCATAAGAAGATTCATTCATAATTAAATTTTTAAAAGGTATAAAATTACCCCAAAGAGCATTAGATTTTTTTAAATCATCTCTTAAAAGAGCATAAAAAGATAATGAAGCATTTTGATTAGAATCTTTATCATTAGTAATCGCATCTGCTCCATTAGTTGCTCTATAATAAGTAGCATAATTATATGGATATCCTGTAATTAATAAAGAAATTGCATTCATTACATCTTGTCCAGCAAATGGATCTGCATTCGTAGTTGGAGTTCCAACTTTATTTGCATCATTAAGTTCAAGAGAACTTCCAAATTGAACAAATGCTCCAATTCCTTCTTTCCATTTATAGATTAAACCATCAGGAGCATGAAATACTTTTGTAATTTTATTAGTTTTAGTGTCAATAAATTGATCATGAATATAGTTTAAATCATTTACTGGTTTTCCTGCATTTGGTCCACTTTTAAATTTTAATAAAGGATTTTTATAATCTAATTTATTGCCCAATATTACTTGATTTTCATTTAATAATTCAAGATGATCATCTTGAAAATTAGTAGATACACTATCAAATCTTGTTTTAAATGGAGTTAAAGGATCAAATATAGCTCCAGACCATGCATTAATTCCTGGCTTAAAACTAATTTTTGTTTTATCTAGATATCCTGAATTATCTGAAGCATTAATATCTACAGTAAAAAATCCGGCATTATTTGTTCCTTCTGCTGAATTTACAATACCACCAAAAACATGAGTGCCTTCTTTTTCTGTAACAAATTGTGGTCTAATCATTCCCCATAAAAATGAAGGGAACTCTGGACCTACAAATGCTGCCTTTTCAGCATACACTTCTATATTATTTCCACCAGTAAGTAAATTTATACTATTAGATAAATTAGAAAATATATTAGCAGAAGCATTAATAAAATCTAATCCAGTAAACATTCCTTTTAAACCAGATAGTAATTTATCATCAAATTGACTTTTGCTACTCATATAAATATGAATGGAGTCCATAGGCTGAATTACTAATTTACCTAAAAATTGAAATCTTAATTTTCTTCTTGCATATTTCGCATCATCATTAAATTGAAATAATGTATTTTTTGAATTTTGCTCTAAAGATAATTTATTATAAATAGCTTCTATTAATGAGCTAAATAAAGATAGCTCTGATTCACTATTAAAACTGCCCTTATGATATTTTTTTATAGATGTATCATTTAAATCTAAATTTAAATTATTAAATTTAAATTTTTGATCATTTAATCCTTGATATCCAGCTATTTCTCCATTAATTAAATATTCTTTAGGTATTTCTACTCCACTATTTAATTCGGAATAATTTTTTCCAATATCATCGAATTTATATTCAAAAGGTATTTCTGTGCCTATTCCAGTAATTACTGCGGTTACTCTTCTTCCTAATAGTGTTTCTGGATTTATATAGAAAGCAATTTCACTTGCTCCTCTAGATTTTCTATACGTATTTAATCTACTAGTCAAATCATCAATTAATTTAGCTGCATCTTGTTTTGATATTTGAAATATAGATTTGCTATAAAATAAATTACTTGCATCACTTAGAGCTTTTTCAATATCATACTCAGTAATTACCATAGCTTCATAAGGATCATTGATTGTTAAACTTGCTCTACCTCCACCTAAATTTGTAGCTACAGTTGTATTAATGTTTGTAAAATTAGTTATCTCTATAACTCCAGTGCCTTCTCCATATTGAGTTTTAAATAAATTTGTATTATCAGTAATCCATCTTGTTGTATCAGATGAGTTATTAAATGCATAAATTCTTCTAATTCTATTCATTACAGATTGATAATTAGAAATCTCTGTAGCATCTTTATCATAAACAAGTGTATCATTAACAGTAAATAAAATTGACATTAACTGATGGTCTACTTCACCTAATGTTGATGCTATTTTTTGTATTTTAGATAATTGCTCTAATGATGAAATTTGTTGACATTTATTTTGAAACAAAATTTTCATTGCTCTAAAATAAAGCTTTTCATCTTTATCCATATAAGTTAAATCATAATTATCAGACACAGAAGAAAGCATTCTTTTCTTTACTAAAACTGTTGCCTGAGGCTGAGACATTAATATTTCAAATTGTTTTGAATCTATATTAAATGCGTCTTTTCTAAGATAACCCTCTTCTAAATAACGTCTTTCAGCAGATTGATCAAATTTAGATGCAAAATCTCCTAAAGCACCATATCTCTCACCGTCTGCACCATCTAATGTTTTATTATTATTTTCAGAAATTGAAAATTGACTGCCTAATTGATCTGCTAATTGACCTAAAAATGCCATTACTATCTTCCTTTTTAAGTATTATTAAGAAATTTATTTCCAACTCTTCCTGAAAATGAATGAGGCGTATCATCTCTGCTAGGACCATCTTTTGGACTACGTGACCATGGGAAGTAATTAGTTCTATAACCTCTCTTCTGAGTAATTGTGAATTGTAATACATAATTTATTAAAAAATTATCAGCACTTTCTGTAATGTTCATACTTGTAAAATATCCTCTATATACCCATCCATTATAATACATTTCTACTGAAAATGCTAATTTTGCTAATGATATTGGCTGAGTTGGAGCTGCACTATTTATTCCTCCAAGATTTGCAAGTGTATTAGTCAATCCAAGACCTATAAGATCTCCTGCTGTTCCAGAACTAGAATTAGCTTGATTTACTAATTTATCTTGCAATAAATTAGTAGCCTGACTAGTTAAGCTTTGTGCATAGTCATTATTTGCAGCTAAAACTAAAGCATTAGTATCAAAAGCGTATTGTTCTGCTCTGTATATTTCATATAAAACATTTATACCTTCAATTCCTGAACTTCCTGTAGTGCCTCTAATGGACATTGTACTTAATTCTTCGCCCCAATATTGAAGACTATATCCGCCTTTAGTTCTTTTAGATTCTATTAATTTTCTATGACTATATTCTATATTATTTGGATTTATAAACATTTTTACTATTCCAAATTCAGGAACAAACCAAGTAATTATATTTCTCTTTAATTGATAAGCATCTCGATCTGATTGTACTTTTGAAAATGGTAATCCAGTACCATCAGCCGTGTATGCTGGAGGCAATAAAAATCCATCTGATTTAAATGACTGCGTAGCATCTTGATGTAGTGGATCTATACTTGTTACAAGCTTATCAAACTGCTGTTCTGTTGTTTCGTCTCCTTTAGAAGACTTAACTACAACTTTGGCATCTTGCTGTGAATTTTTTAAATCAGTTTTTGTAAAGTTTGCCATAATATTTTATTTTCTCCCAGCACCAGGGGCAGTTCCTTCAAGATGACCTGTCTTTAGTTTAGTCTGACATCCATAACATATTGCAGTTACTTCTAAATTATATTTTTCTTTTTGTTGTTGGGTTTGCTGTGCGTATGCAGCGGTTCCAGGTGTTTTGGCTTGTGCTGCCTTTTCTGCTCCACCTGCCACTGCCTGTTCTGCTAATTCAGTTAATTGTTCAGTTGGAAGCAAATTGTTATAAGCAGATGCTCCTGCTGTTTGCTGTTTTTTTGCTCTTTGTATATTTAATATTGTTGCTGCTTCTTCTTTATTTTTAGCTTGCATTGATACTAATTCTCTAGCACCCTGTATAACATCAGCTTGTTGTAGTTGATTTGTATCATCTTTTCCATTTAATTGATTTGTTAGCTCAGTAGCCATAGTTGTAAATGTATTTGGTGCAGATTTTACAATTCCAACCTTTTCTTTCATTGATGCAATTGCTTCGCTTACCATATCTTTACGAAAGTTTTCCATAGCTTCTGGATTCTCTTGTATACCTACTGTTTCTGTTAATTTTTGAGATATTCTTCCGCCTCTTGCTGTTCCTGTTCTAATTCTATTTTCAATAGCCTGAGTTCGCTTATCTTGAGCCTCATTTAATTCATTTCCAAAAATAACTTGACCTCCAGCACCTCTTTGAAGCATTTTTAATGAAGTCATTGCTGCTTTAAAATCTGATTCTTCAAAGAAATTTCTAAGCTCAGTAAAATCTGTAGTAGTTTGTTTTTCTATTTGCTCGCCACGTGTCATTGCTTCGGTAACTGTTTCTTCTGGTCGTGGCAGTTGTGCTTTTTTAGACAAACCTCCAGACTTAAATGATTCTAATAATCTATTTGCCTCATCTTCTGTTTTAGCAAGTTGCCCAAATGCTCCACCCATTAATATTTGAACTTGTTTTTGATTTATGTCTGCCGCTAGTTGACTTTGACCTGCCTCTTGTAAAGTCGAAATTTTTCCTCCAAATTGTCTTTCAAGAGCGGTTCTAACCATTTTTTCCACATCTTCTATTTTACCTTCTCTTAACATTGTTTGGACTTGAGCTGCTCCCATTAATCCACCAGGACCGCCAGCTTGTTGTGATAAGAATGCTCTCTCTGCAACGCCTAAAGATTTTAATTGCACTTCAAAATTAGCAGCGATACCTGCAGCACGATCTGCAGAAATTCCTGTATCTTTTAATGCTGCAGAATATCTTGACATTATTTCTGCGGCACCTTCTGCCATTCTATTAGCAGCAGTACCAGTATCGACAACGCCTCCAAAAGCTGCTGCTACATTGCCAAGCTCTTTTCTAACAGTTTCTAATTTTGCTCCTAATTTATCAGAAACATCATACATTCTTGTGCTAAATATAAGAGCATCTTCACCTTTTAATCCATAAGTTTCATATGCTTTACTAATATCGCCAAGAACAGTTTCAAAACTTTGACCTGTACCATGTGCTGCCTTTATAGCGGCAGTTAACATATTAGTTGTTTCTCTTCCATCTGCAGAGCTTCTTACTACTGCATTCATTGCCCCTGGAACTTTACCTAAAGAGCCATAATATTTTTCAACTTCAGATATGGAAACGCCTGTAGCTTGTGAGGTTGCCAATAAAGATTGACCTTGAGCTTCAACTAAAGCTCCCATATTTTCTAAATTTTTACCAGCTGATTGAAAAACTTTTCCTAAATCACCAGTAGACGAAGCTAATCCAATATATCCTACTTGAAGTCTCATTGCATTATCTGCAAGTTTGGCTTGTGATTGAAGAAGTTTTATCGCACTGTTATCAGCTATTCCTAATCTGTCTGCAAATACTTCTATATCTCCAGAATATCCTTTAAAAGCTTCTTTACCAGCATTAGGAAGACTTGTAAATCTTTCTGTTACTTTAGAAATTAGAAGTGAAAGATTCTCTATTGTTCTAATTTGCTTTTCAGATATTTCTACTGTATTTGACATTCCATTATAAAAATCGCCAAGAGCTGTTACAAGTTTATCTACTTTTGCTCTAGCATCTTCTGCAGAAGTAAGAAATTGATCTGATATTATTTGCGTAGGTGTTGTTGAAGGTGTTGTTCCATCAGCCATTTATTATTCCTCTATTACTCTTCGCCTTCTCTTTCTAATTGGCTCTTTATTTTGTTCAAGACCTATTATATTAGGTAAGTTAATTGAATTATTTTTAACTATACTTAATGACTCTTCAAAGTCTTCTTCAGAAGATACAATCTTATTACCTTCATTCATTATTTGTTTTACTGCTTCTGGATTACTAAATGATCCTAGCAAATAAGCATGATTTTTAACTATATCTATAGTCTCTTTCTTATCTTCTATCCAACTCTGATACATCCAAACTTTTAATAAAGGATCCATATCTACTATAAATGGATCGTCTGGAGTTTTCTTAAATGTCTTACATAAAAACCAGATAAATTTATGCTCTGGTTCAGTTACGATTTTTTTATGTCTTCAACAACCTCCTTTACATCAGCATCTTCTTTAAGAGAATACTTTTCTTTAGATTCTTTATTTAAAATAAGATATTCATTATAAATTCTATTTAATAAAGCTTCATCTAATTCATCTATAAATAGTAATTTGCTTTCTAATGTATTAGAGCTAATAAATTGTTCAATTTCAATCCCAGCAACATGTGTTAAAGCTCTTGCTAATAATTGTCTTCTTATTTCATATGGGGCTTGTACTGTGCCATCGAAATTTGAAGCTTCCATGATAGAATCTCTCATCTCTTTAGATTTTAAAGTTCTTAATGTAAAAGAATTATCTTCAATAGTAAATTCTTTCGTTAGCTGCGTCATACCTAGTAACATTTCAATACGACGACGAGCGCCATCATTTATTTTATCTCTTCCTAATCTTTTATTAGCCAATTCTTTTTCTAATTTAGAAGCATTATCATCTTCAAAAGATTGCTGCATTTTATTTTGAAAACTTTTTATATTTTTATTTAAATCTTGCTCTTGATGATGATGTTGATGAGAATGTTGAGAACTAGAGTAACCTGTTTCATCTGAAACACTAAATTCTCTAAGATTATTTTCTGGAAAACTTCTACCACCAATTGGGCTTTCAAAATTTGGCATTTAAACTCCTATTAAATAATAAATTGCTATATATAAATATAACAAATAAAAAAGCACTTAGAATATCTAAGTGCTTTTATTATAAATAATAAAATTATTATTTAATATAGATTGCCTGTATCTCCAATATCAATTAATCCGCCAGCGTCCATTGAACCTCTTCTAGCATTTGCGCCAGTATCAACAAGCTGTTCGATATTTATACCACCTGTACCATTAATGCCGCCACCAAAGTGCTTAATGCCTCTTTCTCCGCCCTGAGCTACTGGTAGTCCGCTTGTTCCTGAAGTGCTTGAAGCAACGCTAAATATAGTTTCTGCTACCCATGACATTGAATCTGTAATAATCCAGTTATCTGCAGTATAATCTGTTGAAATATCTTTAATCCAAACATTTTTAATAACAGTAGATATTTGTGAATTGCTATCGGCTTTTTGCTTATCTAAAATAACAATATCAAAAGGATATACTTGTGAACGAACATGTATAAATCCTCTGCTAAATGCTTCTGCTATTCTTAATCTATCAAATCTTATTCTTCTACAAGTTCCTTGAACAGTAGTTGATCCAGTTGGTGCAGAGTCTATATGACCGTCTGTTCCAATTTCATTAACCATTCCTATGTTTCTAGCTTCAGATACGTTTAATGATTGTACTGCGCCTACTGGAACATTATTAACTAATATAATAATATTTGTTGATAATGCAGTGCTAGTTTTATTAGAACCATTATTTTGTGTTAGTGTAGAACCTGTATTAAGTGCATTAGACATTTATATCTCCCTATTATAATATATATCTATATATTATTTATTATTTAAAATTTTTTATATTTGACCTAAAGCAACTTTAATGTAAATGAAGTTTACTGGATAAGTTGGCTGTACGCGAACTGTGATATTCCATTGTCTTGGGTCTACACCATCTCTCTTGACTACCAAGTCTGCAAAGTTGCTAATTATTCCTTGAGAAACTAAAGCGTTTAATAGTATTACTGCACGAGTATTTAAGATTGCAGATGTATCTGGAGTTTCTGCCAATCCAATGAATCCTGCAAATCCTGCTCTTAAAGATTTGGCAACACGATCTCTGATAAATACTACAGAAATTTCTTGTTCTTCTGGATATCCGCTTTGAGAAGTTGTAATACCCCAAACAACTCTTCCGCCACCAGATACAGGTTGTAATGTAGTTACACCTGCTGAAGCTAAGCTTTCTAAAGTAGATGTAGAGAACTGTCTATTTCTTAATATTGTAAATCCACTTAAAACTTTATTAGTTAATGGGTTTTCAATTCTTAAATCTGCTGATTCATATCCTGCTGCAGCTGCTGCTAAATAGAAACCATCAACTAGTACATTATCTGCTCCTGCTTGTACTACTATTTGATCAGGATAGAAATATACACATCTATAAGTATTACCGAATGCATCTGGTACAGAATAGTTTGCTAAGTCTTCAATATTTCCAGATAATACTTCAGTAATATTATCGCCTTGAATTCCTTCTAAAATTCCAATATTTTCTACTGCTGCTGGCTTAGCACCTGTTAAATTATCAGGTGTTAATCCGGAAATTGCACCAGCAAACAATACTCTTTCTTTTTTGTTTCTAATATTGCTCATTGCTTTGCAATGATTTAAAGCATTTTGGAAAATTACAGAAATTGTTTGACGAGGAAGTGGGACTAGAATATCGCATTCAACTTTTTCTAATGATGCTAATGCATTGAGCCATCCAGCGTCATAGAAAGATGCTTCCTTGGTATCAATTAAAGTTACTCTTAATCCATATCCGGCTGGCACTACATTCTTATTAATAACTAAGTAGTTGCTAAGATCTGAAGGATCTAATACTTCATAACGCATATCATTTTCTTGAACAATTACCATTTGTAATGTTAAAGTTTTTGTCATGCTGTCATATGAAGTTATATCATATAATCCATCATTACCATTAGCGGAGCCGTTTATCTTAAGTCTTCTAGTTAAAATGCTAGTAATTGTATCAAAATCAACCGCTGTGCTAGTAAATGTAGCTGTAGATGTAGATAATAAAGCAGTTAAAGCACCATCAGTTCCTTCTCCTCCTGATAATGGTAACCCTGTAGCAACATCAATTAATTGGAAAGTAACGCTAGATTCAGTAACAAAATCAGCTAATGAATTTTTAGTGACAGATAACTTGCCACCAGATACACCTGTAATAGTATATTCGCCAATATTTCCTTTATTGACAGAATCAATTATTTTTAGTGTCTTTCCAACATATGAAGAATCAAAAGACATTGATGAACTAAATACGCCCTTATTATAGAAGGCTAAGTTTCTACCAATATATCCATCAAATCCAGTGTCAATAGTAGCTTCTGTTTGTTTGATTGTATAGTAGTAAGAATATCCTCCAGGAGCAGGAGTATCATCAAATATAAAGTCATAAGTTGTTGGATAGCCTGCAGTATCTAAAGTATAATATTCTAATTTATTTGGCAAAATTTGACTTTCTAAATTAGTACTATTATTTTTGATAAAGAAGTGAATTGCTGAATTAAAATCAGGAGTTACGCTTGGTGGCAATGGGAAAATAAAATCATCTTCATTTGCTGAATCGCTATTAACTGCATCTGCTAATAAGAATGATTTTCTTCTTGGAACAGAAGGGGCAGCTTGTACAGATAATAAAGCTGGTGCATTATTTGCAAATGCTAATTGAGCGCCTAATGAAAGATTATTTGTTAAGCTAGGGTAACCATGTCTAGCAACAACATCATTCATCCCTTGTAATAGTACAGGATCATTTAAGAATCCTGATGGTATATAATTTGCTGTTAAACTATCATTTTGTACTAAGACTCCGCTTGAAACTTTAACAGTAAATCCATCGCCTTCTCTAAATACAACTGCACTGTCAAAAATTGCAAATTCTAAAATTCCGTTACTTACAGTTTGTCCATTAGATATCCAAACAATTGGATTTCCATTTGCATCTAATTTTGCTCCAGAAACAGAACCAAAAGCTAAAAATTTAGCTGTACCTGTAATTGGTTGATTTAATGCATTTCTTTGTACAGAAACACATCTAATAGACCATGTTTCTGGTGGTGCATTAGAATCTAATAAACTAAGACTGCTAATATAGCCGTCTCCAACATTTGTAGATAAAGGTAAATATAAACTTCCGCCTTGATCAACAATATATCCTTTTTGTAATTCTATTCTACCAGTATCTATGTCAATTCTATAATCATATTTACTACTAAAAGGATTGCCATCAATTAAAGCTTCTAAACCAACTAAAGGTATACCATTTTTAAATAATGTTGTTCTGTTTGATATTACAGGAAAATTAGTTAATTGAAAATGTCTTCCGTCTGATCCACTAGTAGATGAATAGCTTGAATTCAAACCGTCACTTCCGCCACCAACTGCCTGAGCAACAAGAACCTCATCAGTCGAACCTTCCCCTATCATTGCAGTTAATCTAATACCGCCTGGAACAGCTACTCCTCTAGATTGAGTAACAATATCGGTAAAAACTCCTGGTAGTACATTATTTGCGCCTGGTATATTAGCCATATTTATTCCTTATAACTAAGTTATCTAACCTGTATCATTAAAATGTATTAATATTGCTATTATTGGTGATATATTAATACATTTTATAGATATGTTATCTAAATTTTTTAAATTAAAACAAAATAATATATTATTTTACATATTTATTAGCATATCTTGTATAGTATATTCTGTATTAATAGTTAAATTTGGAGAAACAGGATAATCTGGATTTGAAACATCTCCAAAAGTTACTGAAAAAGTAATTGCATCTATTATTGTAGAAATTGGAATTTCTCTACGCCATTCTGTTCTTATGTCTAATGTTATTGATTGTCTAAATAATTTATCATTTCTATCATCAGTTTCAGATGGTCCACCAATACTAATTGGTTTAACTATTATCCCCATATCTTGTAGTGTTTCATAATTTATTTCTGTAAAACAAATTGAAATTAATTCTACAAGATCATCTCTTGATCTTAAACTTCTTGTTAATACATCAATATTTAAAGACCCTTCCCATGCTCCAGCTGTAATAAATACAGATGGTTTTGATATTACTGTTTGATGTCCGTATGGATTTTCATAAGTAATATTTTCATATCTTACACTTCCCTTTTCTCTATTTAAAGAAATAGGAACATATTTATTATTTCCTGATTTAACTAAAATAGCAGGATAATAAATTCCATTATATCTATAGTTTTCTCCAATAAATAATCTTGTAGATAGAGGATCTGTTAGACTTAAATCTGGTCTAGCTCCTGGTCCAGATGGTAAATCTGCTCCTGGTGGTAAATCAGTATGATCAGTAGTATTGGCAAATCCCCATTGATCTTTTGAATAGTGATAATAGCTATCTTTAGAAAAAAATTCTCTAAGAGTAGCTATTATTACTTCTTTTGGATACACTAACATAGAAGACTGTATTATGTTGTGTATCTTATAAAGATCAGATTGAAAAATATTATTTGAAGACATTATTTACCATCTATATCTAATAGATATTGGGGATATTCCTATTGTTAAATTTGTTCCAGCTATTTTTTTAACAGATATTTCTACAGATAATGTGAATGGATATCTATAATTAACTGTATAAAATGGAACTAAATTTCCAAATCCTGGACCCCCTGTTGCAGGATTAATTCCAGTAAAATCTATATTTTTTATAATAGTTGAAGATGTAGAATTTAATTCTGCAGAAGAAATAAATAAATATGGTGTAGAATTAACAAGATCATCTGGAACTTTTTGATCTAAATCAAGGTCTGCTAAATAGTCTAAATTAGTATAAGTTAATCCTGATCTGTCCGATGTTTGCATAGTATCTATAAAGTATTTATTAATATTTAATTTAACTCCTCTATTAGACGCTGAAGCATCTGTATCATTACCAAATGAACGAACGCCCATTTCAGCTTTCAAAATTTTTACATTATTTGGTAAATATGCATTTAAACTTTGCTGAAAACCTACTTGTCTTAATTCTGGAGGATCTACCGAGTCAGTTACTCTAAGAACAATTGATTTAAAATTTCCAGTAAGATTGTATACAGAAGTTACTTTCCATAAAGGCGTTGTAGAATATATTAAAGAATTATCTGAATAACTACCTGTAGTTAATGGAACTAATATATATCCTGTTTGATTTATATTTCTTTCAACTATCCATGTTCCAGGTACAGTATAACTAGGCATTGACCATTCAAAAAGTCCTGATTCTATTTCAGAATTTCCACTTAAATATGCACTATCAAAGAAATTATCTGTAATTTCACCATAAGATCCTAAACCGTCCCAAAATGGAAGATTGAAGCTATTAAATCTTACATAAGATGATATAGAATTACCTTCTCTATAAACTTTATTATTTTTAACTATATTGGTTTTACCTCCAACAATAATTAAATCACTATATAATAGTCCAGAATCACCAAAATTATATAGTCCTTTAAAAATATTATTTGTAATAATAGAAGATGCAGTAGTGCAAATATAGCCTTGTATATATTTATATGTATAAGGTGTTGAATTTGTTTGTAGCCAATATCCAGTAGAAGTAGTATTTCCTGAAATAATGCAAGAAGCGTCATTTCCTTCTCCTGGAGCCTGAGTATTTGGTATTGCTTTTCTGTTAGAAAATACAGTTATAGCATATGCTGGCGAAAGAGATTTTACTAAAGTGTTATCATATGGTTCCAAATAACCTGTATAATATGCAGTTAAAGAGTTATTTAATATTTTTAATGAACTATTTTCTTCAAAAGTAATTGCAGTGTGAATCCAATTACATATATTATTTTCAATAACAACATTTCCAGATGGATAAGCGCATGTATTTACAGTTTGACCAGCTACCAATTTTATTGGTAAATAATATTTTCCATTATGATCAGTGCTCATAATGTTGTGGCAATTATTTCCGCTAATTATTAAACTAGAATCTTTATCAGATAAAGAAGTATCATTTGGGAATAAATCAATTACTTTAGAAGACGATCCTACCCAATAACCAATAGATCCGCAAGTATTATTTTCAATTATGCATTTTTCAGTAACCAAACCAGGGTAAGACATAGAATCTCCCCTTAATACTGATGTTAATACAATTCCTTGATTTTTACCGAAATAATTATTTTTTATATTAATGTTTTTTAATAAAGGCTGTTGTTGATTGCTTGAGCTTTGAGCAGATGTATTTATAATTGAAATAGCAGATCGAATATCTCTATCAGTCTTTCTGATATTTTTAAACTTACAATTAGTAATATTAACATTACTCAATATAGATGTATTACTTGATAATTCAAAATTAATAAAACTAAATCTGTTAGATATAACAAAAACAGTATCAATTGGATCGTGTATAAATTCAACATTATCAATTATAATATTGTCTAATGAAGTATTAATTTTTGAATAAATAACTGCTCGACCATTATTAACTAAATTATTAACATCATAAGTTACAGCTGAAAGTCCATCTGAAGTATTTAAATAGTCTGTAACATTATCAAATGTATCTGGACTAGCAACTAATGGATTATAACTAGTTTTAATATATGAATCTTTTAAAACTAATCCATCTGATAATGTATTTCTAATACATTGTGCAAAGTTGCCTTCAAATATGCAGCTAGTTAATTTAACACTAGGACTATTTTTTATTATGAACATAGTTCCCGGAACATATCCGTCATTTGGATCTACGTTAAAATCTAATGTTATTTTTGTATCATTAACTATAAATTTATTCGCACTATCTAATAAGAATAAAGCTCCGCTGGTTGCATTAAATTTAAATCCAACATCTAATATACAGTCATCAAATTTAATGTTATTCGATTTCTTTACATTAAAAATAACATTGTTATCTGATATTGAATCTGCCAATTCATTTGTAATAACAATATGACAGTTTTCAAATATTATATTTGAAGAATTTTCTTTTACAAAAATTTTATTCTTAAAAAGAAGATTAATATTTCTAAATGTAATATTTGATCCAAATGTTACAGGTTTATTAAAAGTAATGATTGCATCATTTTGACCATCAATAACTACATTGGAAATAAAATCTAAAGTAATTGGCTTTGCAATTATTCCATAACCTTCTGAAGATCCTTTAACAATTGCAGTGCCATTATATAAATTATTATATTTAATCCAATTAAATATTGATTCAATATTTTGAAAATTTCCTTGAGAACCAAAATTTGCTAGTTTAAGATCAAAATTGTTATCTAAATCATTTACAAATCTTCTAGCATCAGTAATGCTTAAAGATATTGATAAAGGAGATTGTACAACGGTTGAAGATACAACATATAATAATGTTAAATTCTTTTTATTATTTATAATATTTGAAAAAGTTGTAGCTTCTAAATTATAAGATAATCCATTTGCAGGATTATATGCTCTAAATAATCTATTTGAAGTTCCTGGCGTACCAGCCTCAACATCTAACATTGGTATTGGTTGGTATTCTCCACGATCATTTATACAGAGAGCCCAATTAATATTATAGTAAACAGATGAATAAGATGAATATACTTCTTGTATAATTGGAATAACAACTGTTTGTTTATTTACTTGAATGAATTTTCCATTAACTAATGCTACACCACCATTTATATAAATTTGATTGCTATTTGGATTTACTCCTGTAGTTTGTAAATCAAATCCTCTAATTACACCATTTGCATGTAATAATTTTTCACCAGTAGAAATATAATTTAAAGCTGAGGTTCCTAAATCTTTTTCTCCTATATTTCCAAATGCTCTTTCATCTTTAATATTAGTAACTTTTTTAGTTATATCATCAAGTTGACAAGTTGCAATTAACATTATTTCATTATCTAATGATAATGTTGGAAATAATTGGAAGTCTAGAGCTTGATTATTAAATGCGGATACTGTAACATTTGCATCAAATAAAATATCAATATAATCAATATTTGACTCATCATAAAATCTAGTAATTTCGCCCACTCTACCTTGTGTGATTGGTCCTAAATTATTAGTTCCAACTCCATCATAATAGCATAAGTATCCTACATATGTTCCATATGAGGTGAATTGAGTAATATAAAGAGAAATTTTATTTACATTTCCAAATTGATATCCTCTTAATTTTGGAGACACTCTAACTATATTTAATTTGTTTAATTCAGAATATGTATATAATGGAACAGAGCCATTAATATTTATAGTAGAAGAGCTTGCATTTATTCTTGCTCTTTCATGAGTAAATGTTTCTCCATTTTGATTTATTAATACCTCAAAATGTCTCTTAAATGGTGATACTATAGATAAATCTGTTGCACTTTCTTTATTAAAAGAAATAGAACTATAGTCTAAATAAATTGCTACTTCTGATCCGATATCTAAAGTAGTTGTAGGAGATACTGCATTTGCATGTACAGCATCATATACAGTAATATCAGTAAAATCAACTGAACCACATGAAGAATTTATTGATTGGATAATAAATCTTCCAAAATTTACAAGACCGCCTGAATTTACTTTTTGTATAACAATAGTTTTTCCTACTGCTAAACCAGAAGTAGATAAATCTAATGGAATTCTATATGTAACTTCAACTCTTCCTACTGGTACAGGTCCTGGATAAATATTTTTATCATAAATTGTGCCAAGCCAATATCCATCTCCATATTTATCTTGAATTTGGTTTTTATCTAAACCAAATTTTTCTATTTCAAATCCATTTACATAAAAATTATTTCTCTTAAGTGGAATAAATATTTTTGTAGGAGTTTGAGATGCGTCTGCTGTATCATAACTTGCAGAATATGGAGGGCTTGCTAAATTTGCTTTGGTTGGACCAAATCCAAGAGGATCTAAAGGTAAAAGCGATGTAGCTGAAGTTAAACCAACTATATTTTTAGGAAATGCTATTGCAGTTGCTGAAGTATTATAAGAACCATTAGATCCAATAATTCCACTTAATATTGAAAAAGATGTATTATTATATGAATCTGCTAATGCAATACCAAATTCTCCTTGATATTGAAATGCTACAAATCTATAATTAAATCCTGAAGCTCTAAATGCATTATTTGTTGATTCAATTATTGATTCTAATGTATATTTTCCAGGAGTTGCGCCTGCATTACCAGTTATATCTATACCTGGTAATATAGTATATCCATCAGCAGGATTTCCTGTAGGATATAATGCTAAATATAAAACATAATGCTCTGAATCTATTAGATCAGGATTAAATCCAATACCTAAAGCTGAAGCTGATCTTGCATTAACTGCAATAAGGCTTGGTATTTCAGAAAAATTATTATTTGCAGCTGCAACTGCTAAAGCTGCATATTTATTATTATTTAATAATGGTTTATCAATTCTTGCACTTGCAGTAGTAGAATACTTTAAATTTTTTCCTTCAATTCTAACTGAATATTTTTTATTACCAGAAGTTTGAACATATTTTTTTTCTTTTATAATATGAGAAATTTCAACGCCATCATAATTAATTCTAATGATATCGCCAACTTTAACTAATGCAAATTTAGCATCAAATGAATTTGATGACATATCTGAACTAGATGGTTTGAATTCAACAATATCATCACCAGTATTAATATCATCAAAAGGAGATGAATTATTTCCAATATTTAATAAATATGTAGTTACTTGAGTTGAAGGAACTATTTCTTGACCATATCCATCAACTACTAAATTTGCAGATCTTGATTCTCTAGATATTCCATTAGAAAATAAATTTTGTATTCTTGTGCCTAACAAAAATATACTTGCACTATCTATATAATTTGCAAATTTTTGTAAATCATTTGCAGTCTGAGGTATTGTAGAAAATCTATCAGTATCTATAAATATACCACTAGATAAGTGAGCATATGAAGATGGATATGATGAAGTTCCATTATTAGTTGTAATAGAGCTTACTGTTTCAGTAGCATATCCATCAGCAAATTGATGATAAAGTAATTCATTGTTTAATTCTGTAAGAGCAGTAAATGCATTTGAATTATCTCTAAAATTTTTAAACTTATCTTTAAATCCTAAAGCTGGATTATCTGTTACAGCAATTTGCGATAATGTATGTACGAAAGCAAATCCTAATAAATGAGGATCTAATTTAGAGCCAGTAGAAGATATCCATCCTAAACTAGTATTAACATCTGCTGATAAATCTTTTATATAATTAAATAAATCAGATGTTCTGTAATCTAATTTTAATTTAGATTCTTGAATCTCTGCACTGCTTGATATTTGTGCGTTTGTAATTGGTAAAGTTACTAACCCTAATCCAGTTATAGCGGAAGGCTTAATTGTACCATCTAAATTTAGAGATATTCCAATTCTATTTGCAACTGACCCTGTAGTTCCATCTGCTCCTAAACCTAAATATTGTTCAATATTAAATACAGCATCTCTGACTGCATTAATAGCCTCTGCTCCAATTTCTGTTAAATTGTCATTTACAAAGGGCAATGTAACATCATCATCAAAATTTGAAGGAAATTTACTCATTATTTCACCGCTAATTTAGGTTTACTACAATATTATGACTTAAAATTACTTATCTTCTTGCTTTTCTTTTTCTTCTGGCTCTATAGTAATTTTTGAAAATAATAAAGATTTTATAACTCTATATAAAAGACCTGACATTAATCCTGCTACTAAACCAAATATTATTCTTCCTCCATTAGAGGATAATTGATTAGGATATGGATAAGTTTTAAATAAAAATCCACATAACCCGCCAACTAAAACTGGTAAAATAGGTAACATCAAATCATTCCATAATTTTAAAATTTTAGATTTTTGTGATACTTTAAACCAATCTAATAATAAAAATTCTGCTAATTTTCTAATTACAAATATTAATGCGGCAATAGCTAAACCAAAGACAACAAATTGCCAAGTTATAAGCATTGTAAGAATTGGATCCATAATTATTCTCCTTGCAATTATACAAAATAATTAATATATTATTAATAATATATTAATTTGATTAATCTGCAATTATGCTCAATTTTACAACTGCAAACCAATTTATAGTTGTGGCTGCATTAAAACCAGTTTTAATAAGTAATGTTGCGCCTGAATTAACAATATCTCCAGCATCCCAGCCAGATGCTGGAGCGCCAGTATCTCTATAATCATAGGCACTTAAACTTCCCATAGGAGTAGCTCCTCCTGATGAATCAATAGAATAGCCTAAAAACATACTAATTTGAGAAGAATTGCTACTTCCAACTTGTTTTCCTATCATAGTAACATCAACATAAACAGAAGAATTATTTGGCATTAAGTAAGAAAATATATTATTTGCAGTATTTGTTGTAGTTTGCGAGCTAGTTCTTGTAGAATATACTTGATTGCCGGAATCTAAATAACCCCAAATATTAGGATTCTGCATAGAACCAACTACAAATTGATTTCCTGTTGATTCTAAAATATTTAATTGTCCATTATTACAGTATAATAAAACTCCACCAGTAGGACTGCCTGAACTAGGCTCATCTGCAGCCTCTTTAATGTAAAGTACTAAATCGCCATCAGGCACTTCTCCATCATCTGATTCTCCTAATAAGCTTAATACTCTTCTACCATCAGAAAATTTAGTAGCTTGTATCATAGTTGAATTATGATTATCTACTGATAGTTTAACTCCTCCTGGTGCATTATCAAGGCCAGCATAACCGCCAGATATTACTACATTTCCTCCATTACCTAGCGCCGATTGTGCCGTAAGAGTTAAATCTACACCATCTGTACTACTTGCATAAGATTGAGATATTGAAGGAATAGATGTTTCACTAAAAATTAAATTATTTGCAGGTATTAAAACATTTCCTGAAATGTCTCCAGAAATTTGAATTACTTGTTGATTTAGATTATTTCCAGCTAAATCTTGTGATGCTGTAAAAATTCCAGATAAAGTAGTTGGAGTCCATGATACTCCATCCCAAATTAATGATTGACCTGCAGATGGAACTAATGTGCTAATAGGCTTTCCTTGTATACTAGAAACAGTAATAGTATCTGCTGTTCCAGAAATATCTCCATTAATTTTAATAACACCTTTAGAAGATATTGTTGCGTCAGGTAAAGAAGGAGAGTAAATAACATTAGCTAATGAAGAAATAGCATCTTGTACATTTTCTTTAGTATTTCCATCTATAACTATTTTAGGAAATAAATCTATTTGACCTGCTTGATGACGAAAATCAGTACCTTCTTTGTGGCTTTCAAAATCAAAACGATCAGTAACTAATCTTCCAACATTTTTTTTATAATTAGGAACTAAAGGGTCACTCATTGTATACTCTCATTTAAAATTATTATATGTATGCTAGTTTATTATTAGGGCAGCAAAATTGCATGAGTATGACCTAATACCTCTAAAACTTCTCCATTTACAATAGGATGATTATGACCTTGCATTACTGAAGTAGTTTGATTAACTTGATTTACTGATGTAATATTTTCATTTACAACTATTTTATGTGTATGTGGTGGAATACTTGCTGTCATTCCAATAGATGTATTTAATTGTGATGGAAGTTTAGACGTATCTCTAAAAATACGTATTTGATAGGCTGGGTCTGTCTTTCTGATTCTTTGAACTCTTAACTTTTGACCGCCTTGCAATCCAACTAATGTATTATTTCTAGATACGGTCATAACTTCATATCTAAATTCTTCATTTCCATCAATGTCAAATAAAACAATAACATCTCTATTTTTTATAGTTGGCACTGTTAATGTCCAAAATTCTGTAGAAAATTCAGATTCCAAGCCAGCTTCTTGCATCTTTAAATTTTCTTCTGCTGCTGATGGTCTAACTAATATCCTTCCATCTGACCTTCTTGGATTAAAATATTGTTCATATCCAAATACAAATTTGGTTCCATAACAGTATGGACACCTATCATCTGCATATTCGCTAGATGCTCTATAACAAGCGCATGTAACACCTGTTCTAACTCTTTTTATTAAAACTGCAGGCTTACCTGTAACATTTAATAAAAATTCTTGTCTTTGATTATTGTGATCTTGTACTGATAAACCTCTTAAAACATTAACATTTCCATATCCATCAATACATCCCATTTCTCCACCAATGTAGCTTCCTACACAGGCACCTGTCAATAATAATACTGGATCTGTTCTATGATATCCGGCATAATCATAAGATGGAAACCCAATATTAGATTCATCGCTTGCTGATAAATCAGTAGTTAATATGTCTTTAGTAACTTGATGATATCCATCATTTTGTGTGTATGGAAAATTAGGATATTCAAATCTAGATTGACATCTATAAATTCTATCAAATCTATTGTCTTCTCCCACCACAAATAATGTAACCGCAGGATTCCATAATTTATATCCATCATATCCATCTATATTATGATCTAATGCTAAAGTACCATTAACCCCTCTTTGAGAAATATTGGTTAATACTAAATTTTTATTAAAAGAATCTACAGACAAATATTGTATTAATTCAACTCCTACTTTTATAAGTCCATTAGATGGAAAACCATCTATATCAATTAAAGGTATAATTAAATCAGAACTAGTTATATTTGACCTTAATAAACTATTAGGATAAACTCTTAAATTATCATATGCAACAGCTAAAATATTTTCAAGATTAAATATTGTAGAATCATACTCTACAGGTCTAACAGAAAAATAATAATTTTGTCCTGGGTTCAAATTTATAATATTTGCTTCTAAAGAAGAATCAATAGATACATATTTTACGCCTTCATAAAAAACATCTTCTTTTTCTGTCGAATAGTAAATATGATAAGCTATTTTATTATTAATATTTGTGGCATAGGCTTGAAACCATTTTATATTAATTGTATAACCATCTCCTAAAGAGGACACAGCATCTATACCAACATAAGGTGGATTTAAATAATAAACCATATTATTATTCTTATTTATTAGCTTTTTTATTTTAGAATAATAAAAATCTCGACAAAATAATGGGATATTATATAGGGAGAGTAGGTTATATATTTTTTAGTAGTACTGCTTCTAATTTATCTTTTTTACCATTATCTTTCACATCATGATAATCTAGTAAGTTATCTACATATTTTTCTGCTTCATCTTCTCCAAAATGATCTGCAATATATTCTACTTGGTTTTGAAATCCTTCTTGTTCAAATTTATTATCTAAATACTCTCCATCATCTGCACCTTTAGTAGGCTTTTTACCAAAACATTGTTGTAACCAGTGGGTATATTCATGAACTAAATAAGAGTAGTCAAATTTGTCAAAACCATCAGAAATAAGTTTATAGTTTAACCAAACTACCCCATGGTCAGTCTTAGCTGAAACGTCTAGGGTTTTAAAGTACGTAGGAATATAATCTATCATATCAATGTCTTGACCGTGCTCTTTAAAAACACTTTTCATTATCTTATCTTTTTTAAGATTTTTTTTTGCTTTATTAATAATTCGCATCAAAAACATTGGCGACATATCTTTAATAGACAACTTTTTTTTCATAAAATTATACTAGTTAATTGATACATTAAATGCAAGATATAAAATCAAAAGGCATACAATGAGATTAAAACATGTTAAAAAAATTTTTGATAAAGATTTTCAAATAAAAATTATAGAAAGTTACTTATTAAATAAGTCAATTAGAAAAGTTTCAAATATTTTTAATATAACTACCAGGCAAGTAACTAGCATACTAAATGATAATAATATTGAGCATTCTAAAATAAGAAAAAATATACTTGATGAAGAATATTTTAAAAAATATAACGATGATATAATAGGGCGTGATGTAATGTATTGGGCTGGTTTCATTGCAGCTGATGGAAACGTAATGAATAAGTCATCATCTAGATCTTATAATATGACAGTTAATTTGTCAATAAAAGATATTAATCATTTAGAAAAGTTAAAAAATAGTTTAAAATCTACATCTAAATTAAGAATTTATAATAATAAAGGTGGCGTAAGATTTAATAAAATATTTAAAGATACAACTGGATGCTCAATATCTTTTGCCTCTAAATATCTTGTAAATTCTTTGGAAAAATTTAATATAATTCCTGCAAAATCTAAAATATATAGCATAACCAAATGCTTATACAATCATAAATTTATTAATCATTTTATTAGAGGATACATGGATGAGGACGGAGGAGTATTATTTAACGATAAATATAAAAGAGTATATTTTTATGGGACAAAAGAGTGTTTAAATGGAATATCTGAAATTATACTGAAAAGTTGTAATATAATAAAAAAAGCAGTATCAAATAATAGAAGCATTTATTCAATTCAATATAATGGCAAAGATGCCATTAATTTAGTAAAGTGGATGTATAAAGATTCTAGTATTTATTTAGAAAGAAAATATAATTGTATAAGAGGATTATTGTGATTCCCGGCAAGAGTAAGTTATCTCCCAAATATTTAATACAGGGGTTTTCTTTTTATCATTTGATACTGTAAATGTTACTTCTAGTTCTAAAAACTTTTTCTGCGCATCTAATTGCCCTAATTCTTTATATAAGTCTATGGGGCATGGACTAGGACCCGTTAGCAAGCAATCTTGTAAATTAGAATTTGATTTGGTAGAAATACTTATCCAATTAGATAAGGATAAATCATTTTTTGTATTTGCACTTCTTATTCTAAAAGAAATTTCCGTACCTTCAGGAGTAGTTGCTTCCCATGTAAAAAATCCCCATTGTGGTGTCATGTTACTATCACAACTAGTTTCGTATGTTTCTATTTTTACAGTATTTGAATAATTACCTGGACAATTAGGAGGATAATCACATACTTTATCATAAAAGAATCCCCAGTTGTCTTCTTGAAAACATTCATCTTTATTATGGCTTGCATTTGTAGATGGATTAACTACGATTTCATCATTATTAACCACATTACAACTAGACACATTAATACATTCTCCTGGAGGAATTGCCTGATTAGTATAACAATATTTTGCTCCTGGCAAACTATTTGAATTAGTACCAAAATAGCCAGAACCATTTGGCATAATTGCTATTGGAATACCAGATGGAGCTTCTTTGGAGCCAGTATTACAGATTGGAATGTTATTTTTACAAGTAAGCCCCACTCCTAACTCAAATGAATCACATTTTTTATCAAAATTTGGAGCTTCCCATTCTACACACTCTCCAGCACCTTTCTTTACTCCATCACAATAATTGTGACATGTATCGTGGACTGCATTGATACATGTGGCATCCCAGTCGCCCTTCCAACTCATCGGGCACTGGCCAGGATCGTACTCCTTGTACTGGTCCACGCAGTGTTGGTCCCAGAGGCCATCGTAGCTCTTCTCGCAGTCGTAGTAGATCCAGCCGTAGATGGGGTCGTCCCAGCAATTCTCCTGGAGTTCCCACCAGCACTCGTAGACCTGCTCCCACCAGCACTCGTAGACGGTCTCCCAGTACCAACCGCAGTCGTACCGGTACTCCTGGTCCCACCAACATTCGTAGGTGTAGACGTACTGCTGGTCCCACCAGCACTCGTAGAGGTACGTGTAAACGTTCTCCCACCAGCACTCGTAGACGTACACCTGCTCCCACCAGCACTCGTACAGGTACGTGTAGACGTCTTCCCACCAGCACTCATAGAGGTAGGTGTAAACGTCCTCCCACCAGCAGCCGTAGGTGTAGACGTTCTCCCACCAACACTCATACAGGTAGGTGTAAACGTCCTCCCACCAGCATTCGTAGACGTACTGTTGCTCCCACCAGCACTCGTAGAGGTAGGTGTAGACGTCTTCCCACCAGCAGTCGTAAACGTACTCCTGCTCCCACCAACATTCGTAGGTGTAGACGTACTGCTGCTCCCACCAGCAGTTGTAGCCGTAGTAGCAGCCCCACCAGTCGCAGATCCACGTCCAGCCGCAGACGTAGTTTTGGATCCAAGTCCAGCGCCAGCCGCAGACGTAGGTCTGTCGCCAACGCCAGCCGCAGAAGTACGTGTACACGTAGCGCCAACGCCAGCCGCAGAGGTAAACCTCTTTCCAACGCCAGCCGCAGAAGTACGTATAAATGTAACGCCAGCGCCAGCCGCAGATGTACGTGTAAACGTAGTACCAGCCGCAGATGTACGTGTAGATGTAACGCCAGCGCCAGCCGCAGATGTACGTGTAGATGTAACGCCAGCGCCAGCCACAGAGGTAGTACTCGATCCAACGCCAACCGCAGAGGTACGTGTAGACGTACGTCCAGTGCCAGCCGCAGAGGTAGACCTGTACCCAAGTCCAGTGCCAGCCGCAGTAGTAGACGTTTACCCAGTGCCAGCCGCACGAGTAGTTCTCGATGTCGTGCCAGCCGCAGGTGTAGATCTCGTTCCAGCCGCAAACGTAGGTATCGACCCACTCACAGACGGTCTGGTAGTCGATGATGTCCCAGTAGCTGCAGACGTCCCACTCGGTGTAGGGGCAGCAGGTTTTGTCCCAGTCGCAAACCTTCGTGACCGTCGAATCGCAATCCTTGGTGAGACCCTTGTCGTAGGTGAGGCAAGGTTCGGTCTCGCAGGTGCCCTCGTACTTCTTTTCACAACATTGAGGTTTTTCTTCACAAATTTTATCAACACACTTGGTTTCGCATCCTTTAATTAAGCCTTCGCCTTTGGTACAAATATCATGAGAACAACTTCCTTGAGCCGGATCTTGGCATTTCTGGTTCTGATGACACTGTGAGCCATGCGTGCAAGGCTCTTTTGCGGCTCCATTATTATTAGCTGTATCTATACTACTTTTAGGATCTGCAGACCATTTCCAATTCCACTTACAAAAAGATCCGTCTGCATCCCAACTACCATCTTCAACCCATTTACTACAAAATATGTCACATGGGTTATTTTCACAAGTTTTTTCTTCTGTTAATGATAGTGGTTTACCATCATCAGATGGTACTTTAGTTATTTCTTCACCATCTGTGCAATCAGACCAAATATTATTTATACAATATTGAATTCCAACAAAACAAGTTAATACGCCATTTTGCCGACCAATAGTTAAATGACATGATTTTTTATCACCATTATCACAATAGTTATCTACGTTTTCATTGCCACCTGAATTATTGAATATTACTTCATCCGAAGATCTTTCAGAACTTTGTGCACAGGATGCAATTAAAAAAGTAAATAAAATAAAAAATAAATAAAATATTTTATTTCTATTCATACATAAATTTATATATCTTTTATAAACTATTATCTAACAAATTATATAAAAAATCTTTTGCAGATGTATATAAATTTTCAGGCATTACAACATCATTAAAATCTATTTTTTTCTAGTGATCTTGGAACAAAATTATTTTCTGAATCTATATAGTCTTTGCTGTAATATAAAGTTATAGATTTAGTATCTGGTGATATTTCTATTTTTACTTTATCTATAATTATTGATTCTGGTGTTTTTAAATTAATTGGCATATTTTCCCTTTTATATTTATGCTATAAGACCATAAGCACTTATTATATAATAAGTGACAATAACTCATTCAATTCAGATTGAGTAAGATTTTGTCCAGATTTTAATTTTGATTTTAATTCAATTATTCTATTTTCTTTAGCAGTATTTGCTGCTTGCTCTAGCTCTACTTCAACTTTGTGAGCCTCATCATTTGCTATTTCTAATTCAGATGGATATAACAAAGTTTGTAAATATATTCCATTTTTATTTACAATTGCACACCATTCCCCCCTGTCATTATCAATATGACATCTATCTCCAATAATACTAGAAATGACTGATGGAGGATTGCAATTACAATTTTTATAAGTCATTTTAACCAACTCTTAGTTTATATAGATGAGCTTCTGTACCTGCAGGCCAACCTGTAGATACTGAAGAGTACATATCTATTGATGTAATATTGGTAGTTGTATCTGTCCATCTACCGGTTCCTGTTAGTCCAACTAATGTACCAACGCTATCATAAGAAAAATTTAAATTCATAAATCTATAAGTTCCTGTTGCAGCTATAATTGTCATCTCTCCTGAAAAGTAGGTAGAAGATGCCCACGATCCACCAAGCCCCCAGTTAGAATAATTAGCTACTCCATGTTGACCAGCCGAGTTACTATACCAAAAATGATGAGTTTGACTAAATCCTGATGTAAGTCCATTTGGTCTAATTTCATAAGAAGTAGATGACGCTATAGGTCCTCTTCTAAAAAACATTTTATATATTTTATCTGAGTTTCCATTGAGATTTGAAAAAGTAAGAGTTTGAGTAGCGGTTGTTACATACTTGCTTTCAATTAAAATAAAATCTGACGTACCACTTGCTGCACCTGTTGCAGAAATAGTAAGTGTAGAGCCCGCTCCGCCATCAGTGAGAGATATTCCACTACCTGCAGTCAATACTCTTTCATTAGTTAAATTTGCATTCGTACTCAATAATAAATAAGAGGCATCTGTTGGCGCTCCTGCGTTTCCCTGGGTACCTTGAGAGCCTGTAGCCCCTTGAGTTCCTTGACTTCCTGTAGAACCTGTGTGCCCTTGAGATCCTTGAGAACCTGTAGGTCCTAAAGTTCCTTGAGGTCCTGTATAGCCTGTAGATCCTTGAGACCCTGTAGCGCCTTGCCCTGTAGCGCCAGTGTAACCTTGAGCACCTTGTGGTCCCTGAGTGCCAGTATAACCCTGAGAGCCTTGAGGTCCTTGAGCCCCAGTATAACCTTGAGCGCCTTGAGCGCCTTGAGTTCCAGTGGCGCCTGTACGACCCTGAGAACCTTGAGGTCCTTGAGCCCCAGTATAACCTTGTGGTCCCTGATTACCAGTATATCCTTGAGAACCTTGAGGTCCTTGAGCCCCAGTATATCCTTGAGAACCTTGAGGTCCTTGACTTCCCGTATAACCTTGAGTGCCTTGAGTTCCTTCGGAACCCGTATAGCCCTGAGCGCCTTGAGCACCAGATGCTCCAGTAGCGCCCATATAACCTTGACTACCTTGAGAACCAGTGGCTCCAGTAGCTCCAGTATAACCTTGAGCACCTTGAGCACCTTGCGCACCTTGAGAACCAGTAGCTCCAATATAACCTTGACTACCTTGACTACCTTGACTACCTTGACTGCCTTGACTACCTTGACTGCCTTGAGGACCTACTGGACCTGTAAAACCTTGAGCGCCTTGAGATCCTTGAGCGCCTTGTTGACCTTGAGGACCAACAGGACCTGTATAACCAGTAAAGCCTTGAGGTCCTACAGGACCTGTATAACCAGTAGTACCTTGAGGACCAACAGGACCAGTAAAGCCTTGCGCTCCCTGTAAGCCTTGAGGACCTACTGGACCTGTAAAACCTTGAGCGCCTTGAGATCCTTGAGCGCCTTGTTGACCTTGAGGTCCAACAGGACCTGTATAACCAGTGGCTCCCTGTAAACCTTGTAGTCCTGTAGAGCCAGTAGGTCCTTGAAATCCTAATGGACCTGTATAACCGGTGGCGCCTTGTGCGCCTGTAGGTCCTGATGATCCTATAGCTCCTTGAGGTCCTGTAGCCCCTTGTAAACCTTGAGATCCTGTAGTTCCTTGAGAACCGCCTCCAGATATTTCATCTGTATACGCTAAATTTCTAACTGAACCTTCACTATAAATTTTTAATCTGCCAGTAGATATATCCATACCTACTTCACCAGATTGTGTTGGCGTAGAATTACTAGACCACTTTAATAAAGCGCCAGAATTATGATTTAATTCTATATTTCCATGAACATTAATGTTATTTCCTTCTCTAGAAATATAAACATTTTCATCTCTATTATTTGAATTTTGTAAATAAACTCCAGCACACTCAATCATATCTTCTTGAGGCTCTATTGGAGTTGGATAAACTCTAGAATCAGCGGCATCACCACCATTAGCAGCAGATTCTACTTTTAATACTTGAACCCTATCAGTCATTTAATAACCCTTATTTAATTACTAATAAGTATATTAATGTATTGATATATTTATTATTTATGAAAATAGATAAAGTCAAACCAGCAAGGAATAAGACCCCATAATATTATGGTAGAATAGTCTTATGCCTAAAAAAATAATATTTAATAAAGAAGAAATAGATAAAATTATAAATCTTTATAAGTCTGGAATTTCTTGTAAAGAAATTGGCAAACAATTTAAGTGCTCTAAACAAGTTATAAATATTAATCTTAAAAATAATAATATTGTAATTCGTGATAATTCCCATGCACAACAAAAATACACTATTAATGAAAATATTTTTTCAAAAATTGATAGTCAAGAAAAAGCTTACTGGCTTGGCATGTTAACAGGAGATGGCTGGATTACAGATCGAAATGAATTAGGATTATCTTTGCAGGAAAAAGATAAAAATCATATTTTTTTATTTAAAAATTTTTTAAGCTCTACTCATCCAATAAAAATAATAAATAATGGTATTAAAAAAAATGGCAATCCATCTATTTCTTATGAATTAAAATTAAGCAATAAAAAAATAGTTTTAGATTTAAAAAAATATGGATTTAGTAAAAATAAAACTAAATATATAAAATTTCCAAATATAAATAAAAAATATTTAGCAAGCTACATGCTCGGTCTAATAGACAGTGATGGTAGTTTTTGTTTAAAATCACATTATAAAAATAAAGATAAAAAATTATTATCTTTTAATTTTATTGGTCCTACTGAGTTTACAGAAACTTTTCAAAAATTATTAATTAATAATTGTAATATATCTAAAACAAAATTAGGAATTCAAAAAAATACTAATTTTGTTAGAACTGTAAATTATGGAGGCTATAAAAATATTTATAAAATAGTTAAGTTTCTTTACTCTGGCACAAATATTTTTATGCAAAGAAAAAAAAGTATTGCTATTAAATACTTATTAGAAAAATACCCAAATGATCAGTGGTTACAAAGTCAATTATATTAATCTTCTTGCACGCAAATGCCTGAGTCTAGCAAAAGCGGGATTTATGGCGCTGTTCATGCTAAATACGCCCAGACCCCTAGGGGCGGGTCTAAGTGAGTTCTTTATCATCTTAAGTTTTTCCCAGTAATGAGCTAGCAAGCTGCTATACTGAGTATTCATCATTTCGCTGACAGTAGGAGGATTAAAGCTTATACTATTATCTGTAATTTGAAACTCTCTGCCTCTTTCAATTAATGCTTTAGAAGCTAAAGAGTAAAGAGTTGCACCTTCAACTAAAATTTCTCCAAATTGCTCAACAAAGTTATCATCATCAAACTGAAAGAAAGTAAAATAAGGTACTTGATTAAAATCCCATAAAGCAGTAGCTAAAAATGATGTTAACATTTCTATAGAAAAAATATCACAATCTACATAAATAGTATTACCATAGCTATCTGTAGATTTAGCTTTTCCTGAGCTATTTAATCTGGCTTTTAAAGACTTAATTAATTTGTTAATATTTTTAATTGCCGCTTGAGAATATTGAAAACCGGGATCATCGCCAAGGTGAGCGTAGCCGTCTGTATTTATCGCAGGCATTTGAGTATGAGCTACTACAAAGCTAAAAGTAGTTTCTACTCTAAATCCATTAATAAATCCTGACCACACATCATTAAAAACTCCATAAGGACCATTAATTGGTATAGTAAAAATATAGCTATATTTACCAGTATCTACCTGGGCGACACCTGTAGAAGTTGGCGCAAGTAAGACTAAGCCACTAGGTTGTAAAATAGAAATTTTAGGAAAAGAATCAGTATTAATAGGCTGCCCGTTGCCATCCTTAAATTGGACAGTTAAATTAACTTGATCTGTTACATCAATTAGTTCGCCGCGAGCTTTGATAGCCATGAATAATCTCCAAACTATACGTTATCTAGATATATTTATTTTATGAGTAAAATTTTATTAAATTATCTCTCTAAAGAAATATTAGAATATGAATATAAAAACTGCGGTAGTATGCAAAAAGTAGCAGATAAATTAAAATTGTCTGTAGATACTATTTATAAATATATGAAACTTTATAATATTGAATATAATATTAATTATAAAGGATTATATAGTTGTAATGAAAGCTTTTTTAATTCAGGATCTCCAGAAAGTTTTTATTTAGCAGGTTTTATTGCTGCAGATGGCTCAGTACAATATAGAAAATATTCAAAAATATTAAAAATAACTTTAGCTTTAAAAGATGAAAATCATTTAATAAAAATAAAAAATATTTTAAATAGCAGTCATCCTATAAAAAAATATTTAGTTAAACCATCTAAATTAATTCAATCTGAGCATGAATGCGTAGAGCTACAAATAGCTAATAAAACCATAGTTGATAGTTTATTAAAATTTAATATTGTACCTAATAAAACAAAAAAATATAATATTGCAGACTGGATTGTTGATCATCAATTTGTTAATCATTTTATTAGAGGATATTTTGATGGTGATGGCACAATAACATATTGCGGGCTGCCTAAAAATAGAAAAATAAAGCAATTAAATTTTAGTATTATAGGTACAGAAAAATTTATAAAACAATATAATGATATTTTATCAAAAAATTGCAAAATAAATCCTGCAAAAGTTATAAACCACTATTCTATATATAAGATAAGTTTTAGTGGAAATAATGTAGTTAAAAAAATATATAATTTTCTATACCAAGATGCAAGTCTATATTTAGATAGAAAGAAAAATATATTTGATAATAATTATATTGCAACTGAAGCGCTAAAATTAGCAAATGGCGCAGAAACAATTATATGATATATTTCTGAATTTGTTTGCAAATTATCTGGATTAATATAAGAAACATCTACCAAATAATTTCCTACCGCAGTAGCGCCAGAGGGCAGTGTAAATTGAAAATAATATAAACCAGTATCTATTAAAACCATATTTTGAGGATAGTCTGCAGCAAGAGTTAATCCTGGAAAAATAATTTTATTAACCACTGGTAAACTGGGAGAATTAGTACGAGTACCATATCCATCTTTTGTTTCTAGAAAAACTCTAACTAATTGACCTGGAAAAAATTGTAATATTTGAGACATAAATCACCTTGTAATTATTATACGTTAATATTCATGGCAATTAATTAACATAATATATAGTTATGAAAAAAAATACTTTTTGGTTAACTAATTTATGTAATCGTAATGTTAGTTTATACGATTTAAATTTAACTATAAAAGCATTTTCATCTATAAATTTAATGGATAAGCGACATTATAATTATAGTTTAGAAGAGCTGGAAAAGTCTGCAGCATCAGGATCAATTTTTAAAAAAAGAAAGATGCTATCTGTTCGTAAAGTTGAACCTACAGTAATAAAGATGAATATTCCAATGGTAGAAGAGGTTTATATTCCATCTAGAGAAAGATCTGTATTTGAAATTAAAGAAGAAAACTATGAAGAGTTACTAGTTTCAGATGAAGATTTTGCAAATCAAAATGCTGAAATGATAGATGATAAATTATAAAAGGTAAATAATTATGTCAACACATAAAGTAAAAAAATTTTCTGGCACTGTAATTTCAACTGAAATAGTAAATTCTATAATAGAATCTTCTGACCCTGAAAATATAGATTCTAATTTAATAAATAATTATCAAGAATTAAGCGAAAAATGTGATAAAGTTATTACAAAGATTAAAAATAGAAAATTAAAAGTTATTAAATAAGGTTTATTTATGGAAAAGGGTTTAAATAAAAGAGACCTAGAAATAATTCTAGAGGTCAATAGAAAGGCTATTGAAATAGAAACAGAAGTAGCTGACCAAAATGAAGAAATAATTTCTTTATTAAATAGAAATAAAGAAAAACATGATAAAACAGAAGAACATTTAAAAAAAATTGATGAAAAACTAGACAAAGCTGTAAAATCATCAGAAGAAATGAATAAAGATTTATTTAAAATTCAAGTATTATTTGCTACTGGATTGCTAAGTTTAGTTTTTCAGATTATTCAAATGTTTATGAAAAAATAATTAATTTTTAACAAAAGCTACTTCTGTAGCTTTTGGATCGCCATGTTTATTTACGCCAAGACCAAAAGACACTTTTTGACCTTTGTGTAAAGTTTTAAATCCTTCACAGACAATATCTGAAAAGTGTACGAATAAATCTTTTTGCTTAGTTCCATCTTTTTCCCAACCAATGAAACCATATCCTCTTTTAGGATCAAACCATAAAACTTCGCCTGTAAATTTAGTATCGCTCATATTTATATTCCTTATAATTAGCAGTATTTAGAAATAATTAATCATCTTTTACTATAAGTTGTCCATTTACATATAATTCTCCACCGCCACCTAATAAGCGATATACTTCTAAAACGCCTAATTTACTAATATCTTGTCTTTCTTTTTCATTTGTACAGTTTTTAATTAGCTTATCATATTTTGCAAATATTAAAAACATTTCTTTTTCACATCCTAATTGTCTAGCTGCGGACAAGAAATTTTTTCTTGTTTCTTTTTCATTGACAACTTTTTGACTTAACTCTTTAGGATCAGTTATAGTGGTTTTACTAATATTTAAATTTTTTATTGTTGAAACATCTCTTAAATCTATATTATCTTTACTCATTATCTTCCTTATAAAATTTTAAAAGCTTTGTTTTTAAATTCTACATATGGACTATTGATATCATCAATATTTTTTTTACCATTTACTTCATAAACTAATGTTCTTTTATTAGGTAATTTTGTAGAAGGGAATATGCCAATAATTTTAATATGTTTACTGTGAACTTTATGATGGCAATTAGGACATAATATTGCTAAATTGAATACATTATTATTGGTATTTTCTTCTGTTCTTTCAATAATATGATGTGCGTGTAAGTTTTCTGTTTCATTACAGAATTCTATTTCGCACTTATCCAATATAAGACTTTTATATTTCTTCATATGTTATTATTATAACAAAAGAAAGTATTAATTTATAATTACCAAGCTTCTATTCTAATAGTTACTGGACCAGTAGATCCTGGTTGTAATCTAAACCAAATTAAACTTAATTGCCTATTATCAAATATAAGTGCAGCAGATGGAGTTTGTGGCGTTAAATCTCCATGAATATCTGTACCATTAAAAGAATATTCTACAGTATTTGTAGCGTCTAGTCCAAGACTAACAAAAGATACAGATTGAGTAGAAAAAGGAATTATAATATCTGGACCATATCCATCTTGCAATGTGTATCCATCAGGAGCACCAAATTGTTCCCAATCTACTTCTAATAATTTATAAAAATTAAAACTTTTTCCTGTTTTCTTTTTTATGCCTGGATAAGCCATAATAAACCTTTTAGTAAAACATTAAGTGTTTGATCTCTAATTAGACACTATTATATTAAATTATTATATAAATTAGCTAATAATATTATATTTTATTATGTCATTTCTTAGCCCAATACCAATAGGATTAGTCGGAGGTGATTTATCTGGTAATTTACCTAATCCAA